AACTGGGTCGATAGGATCAACTGGGTCGATAGGATCTACAGGCGGCACAGGTGGTACTGGCGCTACTGGTGGTACTGGCGCTACTGGTGGCACAGGCGCTACTGGTGGTACTGGCGCTACTGGTGGCACAGGCGCTACTGGTGGCACTGGCGGGATAGGATCAACTGGGTCGATAGGATCTATAGGGTCTGTAGGTAGTAGAGGTTCTATTGGTGGCACTGGCGGCACTGGCGCTACCGGTGGCACTGGCGCTACCGGTGGCACTGGCGCTACTGGCGGCACAGGCGCTACTGGTGGCACTGGCGGGATAGGATCAACTGGGTCGATAGGATCTATAGGGTCTACAGGCAGTAGAGGGTCTATTGGATCTACTGGTTCCGCTGGCTCTCCATCAGATATTAGATTTAAAAGAAATATAGAAACAGTACAAAATATTTTGCCCAAAATATTAAAAATGCGTGGAGTCAAATATAATTGGAATGAAACTATAAATAATTATCAAAATAAAGATTTCCCTTTAGATGTTGATTGCATTGGATTTATAGCTCAAGAATTAGAACAAATTTTTCCAGAATTTGTGATGAAATGGAAGATGAGCGAAGAAATACCGGACGCAAGAATTGTCGATTATTCTAAAATTGTGGCTGTAATTGTAGAGGGAATAAAAGAGCAGCAATCTGAAATAGAACAATTGAAAATTAGAATAGATAATCTAGAACGACAATAATATTTAAAACTATTTTTTTTCATATAGTGTAATAAAAAATATGGCTTCTTTACTGTCTGCCGCGCAAAAGGCTAGTTTCGAAAAAGGAATGACCAACCTGTTTGATACTTTCAAGCAGGATATAGTCATTTACAAAGAAGCAAAAATCGACATCATTAATATAGCCCAGCCAAGAATGTTTGGCTACAACGAGAGGTCAGACATAGATAATATTAACTATACTCCAGTAACAGGAGTATTCTCTGCTTTAGTAACTTCTACTAAAAAACAATCTCAAGACAGATTAGATGAAGCGGAAAATAAAATAGATAAAGGAGAAGTCGAAATAAAAATCAAGAGCGATGCAAATGACTTCATACAAAATAATGGCAAAACTCTTTATGTTACGATTAATGATTTGATGTATAAGTTTATTTCTTCTCAGTCTCCAAGGCCTTACATATCCTCTCAATATTTCACCTATTTCTTAGAAAGGGAAAGATAATGAAAATAGGAAATATAACAATACAAGGAGATATAGTTTCAGAAGCCCTTTCTGACCCTTCTGTGCAAAATGAAATAGAAAGAGCAATAAAAAAACAATTTAATGAAGCAAAAAATCAAGCTCTAGAAGATTTTGACGAGCACCCTGTAACTCAAGAATTATTAAATCCAGAAGAAGGAAACATTAGCAATACTTTGGGCGGATATGGAGATTTGTTTGGTTTCATTGGCTTTGAGTCTGGATTTAATCCAATTTCTCCAGTGAGAGCAGCCTTAAAATCAAAAATCAAATTCAAAGGCACAGATTTAATTATAAATTATCCAAGAAATAGAAAAGGACAATTCGCAAGAGGGAAAAGAACAAGAGTGATAAAAGTTTCATTTGAAATTCCTCAACTAGAAGACTTTGATGATTCGGCTCAATTCCAAGGATGGAATGGCGGCAGAAACTGGGTAAAAGGCATAGAAAGAGGCATCTCTGGAGTTTCTTATTATGCTGATTACCCAAGAGGTCGTTCTGAAAGAGGTTTGCAATTAAAAGGCCCAATCACAGAAGGCCCATCAAATCGCCCAATGGGATTCAAAACAACAAAATACATAACAAAAATTGTTAATAATTTCACTAACAATTTTATCAATAATATAACATAATGAAAGCTAATTTCCAAAATGTATTAACAAGCAGCTTTTTACTCTATGTAGACCATACCATATTAAAAAGAGGAGAGGGCTATAAAAATACAAGCTCTAAGTTTTATCCTGTTTCTGGTGTTTACAATGGATATTATACATACGCTGCGCCATATAAGCAAATAGTTAGTGACGCATCAATTCCTGGCGCTACTCAATTAACTGGGATTTATTTAGATGGAAATTTTATAACTCCGGGGCAAAGCGGTTTAGTAGCGATTAATCACTATGATGGCCAAGTAATTTTTTCATCTAACAAAAATTCAAATACAATAAGCGGCAACTACTCTATAAAAGACTTCAATGTCTACCTCACTGATAAAGCAGAAGATTATCTACTTTTCTCTACTAAATTTGAGCCTAAAAATAGAAAGCCGCAAACATTAACTGGTTTAGCTGTAAATGAAATAACATATCCAGCTATATTCTTAAGGCTTGTTAATTCGCAAAATGAGCCTTTTGGATTCGGCGGCACAGACATGACAACTTGTTATTTTAGGGCATTAGTTATGTCTAATTCAATGTATTCTCTTGATGCCGCTTGCGGAGTATTAAGAGACTCTGCTCATGACTTTTTTAGAACAGTAAGCAATCAAGATTTAAATCTTAATGCAATGAGCTCTTACACTGGAGTACCATATAATTATACTGGTATAGCTACAGGAGACAATGTTTACCTATCCAGCGTATCAGTATCTCAAGTAAAAACATCAAGTTCAGCAGAATTTAAGAACTTAAATCCAGACATTGTAGCAGCTTTTGTTGACTTTGATTTAGAGGTAGTGAGAGCCCCTCATGCTTACTAAAATAATTTTCTATAGTTCATTTATTTTGTGTAAATGACAATAGAATCTATAAGGAAACCATATGTCAAACACTACAAGAAATCGTGTCATATACCAAAGCCAAGCTTTATTTGCTGCCCCAACTGGCACAACAACGATCACTTCTGCTGACCACAATTTACGCAGAGTACAAAGTTGCAACTACAATTTCTCAATCACCCGCCAAGATATTAACCAATATGGTGAATTGGCTGCTATTGATAGGTTGATTTTGCAAGAACCAACCGTAGCAGTAGACTTATCCTACTACTTTGAACCAACAGGTTTTAATGAAGATCATTTAGGCTTCAGAATAGATGCCGTCACTGGAACTTCCACAGAAGCCGATCACATGCTAGATTATATTATTTCTAGCGGAACTGGTTATGATCAAAAGAATGTTTATGTTTTAGTTAGTGATGCTGGTATTGATGCCAATGACACAAATAAAATGTCGACAAGCACAGTCGAAGGAATTATTGGTATTGGTAATGCTTTCGTTACTTCTTGGTCTTTGGAAGCTTCAGTAGGAGCAATTCCAACAGTTTCTTGCGCTCTAGAAGGGCAAAATATCGTATTCACTGGAGGCGGAGGCTCCTACGCTATTGGAAATCCTGCTGTAGTTGATGGCGCAGACATTTCTACAAGCAGCACAGTTACTCTTCCTGATGGCGCTGGATTATTTGATGCTGACACTCAAATAGCTGCTGTTAGACCAGGTGATATTACTTTGAAACTAGGAACTAGTGATACTGATAATGCTCCTATGTTTGGTCTTAGCGAGTCTGATCTAAAGATTCAAAGTGCTACAGTAGCCATGACAATTGGTCGTGAGCCAATCAGAAAACTCGGCAAATCATTCGCTTTCGCTAGAGAAATTACATTCCCAATTAATTGTACTCTTAGCGTAAATGCTATTGTCGGAACTACTGCTTCTAATAAGCTGTATACACTAATGACTACAAATGGTGATGCTAATAAGTACTACTGCGAGCTAAAGCTAGTTGGTTATCAAGGAGCCACAGCCCACACATCCTATGTAATGCTAAAAGGCGCTAAATTGGATTCTCAAAACTTCACTTCTTCAATTGGACCTAACCAAACTGTTACCATGGAATTCTCCGCTCAAATCGGTAAGAATTCTGGGCTACACTTCTTGAAGGGTTAATAAAAAGATTCTAAAACTAGCCCTCGCCCTAACCGGCGGGGGTTTTTTATTTTATATTTTCTATTATTTCTATATAATACAGCAAAGGACTATGGACGACGAAAAACTAAAAGAGTATTTGAAATTCCAATATAGCAGAAATATTATTTCTCTTTATAAGAAGTATTTTGAGATTATCGATGATTTGAAGCAAGATCATGAAATACTATTAAAAAAAATAGCCGAAAACTCTTCCGAGGATTTTGCTAAAAATGTTGATTATTTCGATAATGATAAATATAATTACATAAGAAAAAAGATCTTGGACGCTGGGAACGATGCAATTAGAAACATTGATACCAGCTTTAAGTCTATAAACATTTCCTTAAAATAAAATATGAAAGAAAAATGGCTACATAGTTTTGAAGTCGAAAAAACTCAAAAGGTAAAAGAAACGACAGCAGAAGTAAACGCTGCTGGCGAAGAAATACAGATCACCAAAGAGGTGGAAAAGAAAGTCCCGCACAAGTTTTATATTCTGAGGCCAAATAGAAAGATCCAAGACGAGGCGAGCGTATTTTATTCAGTTAAGGTTTCCGAAGGCATAAAGATGGGTCTTGTTACTAGAAATTACCTTTTGCGTAAGTTCCAGCAAGATGGTGTGTTGCCGTCTGAAGAAGAAAAGAAGGCGCACACGGAAAATTATTCTAAGGCAATAGCAATTGAAATTGAACTAGAAAAGGTTCGCCAAGATTCGAGTTTAAGTGACGCAGAAAAAGAATTAAAGAATGCCGCTCTGAATTCAGAATATCAAGTGCTGCGCCAAAAGATTTTTGACTATGAAAACGTACAAAATTCTTTGTTTGATAATACAGCAGAAAAGAGAGCTTCTGATTTCTTGAATGTATGGTTTGTATTAAATCTTCTTTATCAGGGCGAGGAAGGGTCTCAGACTTGTTTATTTGGAGAAGGTTCATTCGAGCAAAAACTCGAAAGATTAAATCAGATAGAAGATTCTGGGGACGAGTTCTTGAGCGGAGTAGTCGAAAAGGGTGGTTTCCTTATTGGACAGCTCAACTCTGGCGTGCCAAAAGAAGAGTTGGTCGGTTAACATAGCGTGAGCGATCTTTATGAAAAAATAAGCTTTTACAAAGGCTTGTACAAAGAGATAGCTGTAGGCTTTTCTGAGGATGAATACTTAGGAAAGCCTATTTTTATTAAACACTTCACTGAGCTAGAGAACGGAGATCTAGATAAATATAGAAGAAAATTTAGCCAAGAAGCAACAGATAAAGGACTAGAGTCTAAAGAAGAGAAACTTACTTTTTTAATAAGAAATCAACTATGGTCTAATGAAAAAGAAAAAGAAATACAAAACTTAGAGCGTCAAATTTCAGATACAGAAATGTTACTGAAAAATCTTATCATAAAAAAACAAATTAACGACGCAAAAAGCAAAATAAAAAACTATACAAAGCAACTCTCTGAATTAGAAAACGAAAAACTGAGCATGCTTGGTTTCTGCGCCGAAAGCTATACCGACAAAAAAATAAATGAATTAGTGATATATCTTTCTTTCTACAGCGATAAAGAATTTAAGAACCGTTTTTTTTCAGAGGAAGAATTTGATTTATTATCGGATAGAGAGTTAGATAATCTTGTTCTTATTTTAACGCGTTTTTACCAAAAGTTCGCTCACGATAAAATAAAGAGAATTTGCGCTTGTTCATTTTTCATGAGTCTTTTTAATTTATGCGAAAATAGTCCTTTAAATTTTTTTGGCAAACATGTGAAAGATTTAACTATATTACAGGTAAATCTATTCTCTCAGGCAAAGTACTTTAAGTCTTTGATGGAAAATCAAGCCCAAACAAATCCTCCATCTGACGTAGTTTCTGATCCAGACAAAATGATAGAATGGTATGAGTCGGTAGAAAACTCTGCTTCTATGCCAACTGCGGGAAGCCAGTCGAGTGGTGTAGGCTATACTGGAGCAACAAGAGAAGAGCTAGAAAAAATGGTGGGCGGTAAAGCTGTGACACTCAACGAGTTGGCCGCGAAAAAAGGTGGTAAGCTCACAAAACAAGATTTTATCGAAATGCACGGATTATAGTGTAATCTACTGAAGGAAACAGGTTATGCCAGCTAATGTAAACGTAAATGTAAATCTTATACCAAACACAAAGCAGGTAGACGTAGCTTTTGATAGTATTAGTAAAAGAGCGTCTTCTGTTAAATTTGGTCAACCATTAGGAAGGATAAGCGGCGATGTTACAGAGTTCAGAAAATCTCTGGAAGCTGCTACAGCCCGCGTTACAGCCTTCGGATTAACCGCTGGTGCGATTTATAAAGTTTCAGAAGCTATTAGAGCTGGCGCAAGAGCCACAGTAGAAATAGATAAGCAACTTGTAGAATTAAATACATTTTTAGGACAATCTAGGGATCAGCTAGAAGGATTTTCTCAGTCATTGTTTAAAGTAGCAAGAAATGCTGCTGTTCCTTTCGAGGCTGCTTCTGAAGCTGCTAAAGAATTTGCAAGACAAGGTTTGTCTGCTAATGAAGTATTAAGAAGAACAGAAGATGCTTTAACACTAGCAAGAATATCTGGAATTAGTTATGCAGATGCTGTAAACGGTGTCACTACTGCAATAAATAGCTTCAATAAAGAAGCCTTGACTTCAACAGACATTGTCAATAAGTTAATTGCTGTTGATACAAGATTTGCTGTTAGCTCTGCTCAATTGAACGAGGCTCTTAGCCGTGTAGGTAGCTCTGCGGAAGAAAGTGGAATCAGCATAGACAAGCTAATAGCTACAGTTACAGCCGCTCAACAAATAACTGGTCGTGGTGGCGCTGTAATTGGTAACGCTTTAAAGACAATATTTACTCGCCTACAAAGACCAGAGGTTCTTAGCCAGTTGGAGCAGTTGGGTGTTGCTATTAAAGATCAAAATGGATTCTTATTGGATGGTTTGTCCGTGCTTAAGAATTACGCTGATGCTACAAAAAATTTAAGTCAGATAGAAAAATCAAGAACAGCAGAATTAATTGGTGGTATTTACCAAATCAACCAAGTTAACGCTTTAATTAAAGATCTTTCTAGCTCAAATAGCGTTTATGCTAGTGCTTTAAAAATTTCTAGCGCAGCAACAGATGAAGCTAAGAAAAAGAACGAAGAATTAAATAAGAGCTTATCAGCTTTATTACAACAAACAAAAAACCAAGCTCAGGAAGCTGCTGCCGCATTAGGTAAGCCATTGTTAGAGCCGCTAGTTAGGATCGGTAGTTCATTTTCTGAAATATTATTAAAAGCAGTAAATCCTACGAGTGATCTTTTAGGAAAATCTGAGGAAAGCGGCAAATCTGTAGGAGAGTCTTTTTTTAAAGGGGCTGCCTCTGCCCTTGGAAAAACTATAGCGACTGGTAGCATCCCTCTTCTAGTGGGAATCGGAGGCACTTTGTTAGCTAAGATGGTTAAATTCGGAGTTAGTTCTATAAAAGATGTAAGCAAAAATTTTGATGAAGTATTCGCTGGAGAAAAATCATTAGCTTCACAAAAAGCTGTTAATGATATTTTATCACAAAGTCCTAAATTGGTTGCTCTTGTGCAAAAGGGAACTATTTCATTGGCCGCAGCGGAGCAAGCAGTATTGCAAACTTTAAGAGAGCAAAATAAACAACTAAAAACACAAGAAGCTTTAAGGGCTAGAATAATTCCTACAGTTGTTGCTAGAGGCGGCCCAAGCAGAGTAAGAGCTTCTGGATATGTCCCGACATTTGGCGGAGCTCAAGAAGAGGTCGCTATGGCCAAGGCTTATGGAGCTAAAAATCCAAAAGCTAAATTAATACAAGCGACAATTAAAGGCAAGACTCAGCCAGTAATGGTCAATAGCGAAGAGGATATTATTCCTAACTTTGCTGGCACAGGAGACACCGCGATAATTCCTAAATATAGAAAAATGCAAGATATCCCCAGAATGAGTTCTGGATACGTTCCTAATTTTTCTTGGTCCAAGACCAATAAAATGCCAAAAGAATTTCTTGCAAAATACCCAGAGAGCAAAGCTGCAATTAAAGCTGGCCGCATGTATTCGCCAGAGGTCAGAGGGATGCTGCAAAAACTTCAATCTGGAGAAAATATAGATAGAGACTTGTTGGAAGCTTTAATAGAAAGAGATATACCAATAAGAGAAGTAGTCGCGCCTTCTTCTATAAAAAATTTACCTTCGAAATCTTTGATTAGAAATGCTTTAGATAAAGAGCAAGCTAAAAGAGTAGGAAAATTATCAGAACTTCCTGCTGGAAGCAGCATAAGTGTGCGTCAAGATGTTCCTTCTATGACTAGAAAAGGCGTAGGAGTAGTCAAGACTCTAGGCCCAGAAGGGTTTAAGTCCTACGATTCATTTGTAGCTTTTGATAATCCAGTGATGAATAAATCTACTGCTTTGGAAAAAGCTTCTTTAGCCATAGGTGCTGGAGCAAATAAAAGTCCATTGTTAAAAATTTCAGGGACTCTATCCGAAAATCAATCTTTACCGAAAGATCTAAGTAGCTGGACTCAAGTAGGCTTTAATCCTGATAGACATTCATATTACTACGACAGAAAAACAAAAAAACCAGTCGTAGGCGGTTCTAAGGCTATTCAAATTGGAAATACTGTTTTTGTTAAAGACGCACAGTATGGTAAAAAAGAAGATTTTCTTTATGCTGGAGGTTATGTTCCTAATTTTGCTTTTTCTTCTACAAAATCTTTTGTTTCTGGAGATAGAAGATTTGTAGATCCAGAGACTTACAGTTATCTTAGATATAAATTATCTAATGATAAAAAAGCTATAGACTTAACTTTTTCTAAAAGCGAAGCCAAAGGTCAGGGTTGGCAAATGTTCGAAAGACTTGGCAAGACAGCTAAAAGAATGGGCTTGCCGGTAAGAAGCGCGTCTTTGTCTTCCCAAGCGAATGATGTTTACGATATAACAGATGCTTCATTAGCTAGATCAGGAAAGTATGGCATAGAACAAGTTTTAAAGGTCGCCTTTCCTCAATTAATACATAGACAAAAAGGTTCAGCTAAAAATACCGCATTGTCAGTAAATATTGATGATGGTTTAACTTATGATAATAGTAAAGTAAGTGGTAAAAATATTTTTTCTATAGTTGCTGGCTTAGCGTCTCAAAAATTTAAAGGAGATGCAAAACTTTTAAGAAATAGCATTATAGATGGATCTTTTGGCATTAGTGACATTGTAACAAATTTTGCTGGAGGTAGAATCCCTAATTTTGCAAAACGCAAAGACATCATCCAAAGAATTGGAAAGAAAGAAATCTTTGCTAGATTTCAAAAGCATTATGAACAAGGAAAGGATTACGCAGGATTTTATAATATACATGGCGAAGAATTTAGTGGCAAAAAACTTTCCCCACAAGAAGCTAAAATTTACGCTAATATAACTTCTGCTATTTCTCCTTCTGTGCCTGATTATGTAGCTGCTCAATTCGCGGCTCCAATATTCAACAGGTACATGAAAACAAAATCTACTAATGTAGAAGATTATTTTGATTTAGCTCCATCAAAAATAGTTAGCAGGCACAAAAATGTAGCGTCTTTAGGTTTATTCGGCAAAAAAGGCGAAATATCTGCCGAAGGAAATATAAGAACTAGAGATGATGCCAGAAGATATGGTTTGTCGAAGGCTTTAAGAGGGGTTGATTTAGGAAGTGATGATACAGCCAAAACCAGACATTACGCCAGAGCAATATTGCAAGATAAAACAGCCTTTCCAATAGATACAAATGTAATCCAAGCAATCCTTGGAGGCAAAAAACCTAGCAAAACAGAAGCGGCAAAATTGATATCACTAGCTAATGAATTTGCTAAATTACATCAAATAGAAACTGGAGCGGCAGGTCTGCAGGCTGCTATTTTTAAATCTAATAGCGTACATAAAGAAAAATATAGCCCAGAGACAGTAAGATCTGCTTTATCTGGCATTGAAGGAAGGGCAGGCGGATATGTTCCTAATTTTGCTAAAGTTAATCCAGAAAAATTAATAATAGGTGGAGAAGGTCCCAATTTAATATTAACTAGCGCTTATGATTCTCTTAAAGCTAATTTAGATCCTTCTAGTCAAATTAGTGGTGGTATTGGATATGGATTAAAATTTCCTAATAGATCTTATGCTTCTACAGCAAGATCTGCTGGCGTAGACGCAATGCAAGTTTTGCATGATTATGCCAAAAAACAAGGCGGAAGAGCGTATTACGCGCCTCACGTTCCATCTAGCGCTATAAATAAATATGGAACTGCTAAAGGCGGGATGAATAAAAGAAATATATTTTTCTTGCAACAATTAGTATCTAAAAATAAAAAAGATTTCCCTCCCTCTTTCGTTCAATCTGTTTTGTCTATAAATCCATCAAGTGCGTCTTTGCTCGGCACTGGCGCTCTTTATGATCAGGCAGTAAAATATTTAACAAAAAAAGGACTAAGCGCCATAGCTATAGGCAAAAAATTTAGAGAAGGAGCTGCCGGGCTACATGATCCAATGGTAGAAAAATACTCTGGAGAAAATAAGTATTCTGTTTCCTCTGTTGTTTCAAGGGTATCTGATGTCGGGGGCATAGTTGCCGCTCCAAACTCTTATCATCCATTATATCCAAGATCTACTTATGCAGACGCTCAAACTTCTCTCTCTAAAGGCATAGATCTTCCTTCAGAATTTGAAAGACTAACTGGAGTAAAAGTTTCAGCTAACAAATCTGACCCATCAAATACTAGATATCAACCACTCGCTTCTTTTTTTCCGTTCGGAATGAGATTTGAAAAGGGAGATGAAATATCTAAACTTATTGGATTCGCAAGCGGGCGCATTCCTAATTTTGCTGGCTTATCAGATGCTATAGGAAGAGAAAAAACAATGAGTGGCTTACCAGCCTCTCAAATTATGGCTCATTTTGATAGAGGCGGAAATCCAATAGCGGTAACAAACAAAAAAGATGAGCCTAATGGGTTAAAAGACGTAGTTCCTAATTTCGCTAAAATTCCAACAGCTTTAATATCTCGTTTTTTTGGCAAAGCAGGCGGAAAACTTGCCAATCCAATTTCTGGAGCGTTAGAACTTTTTGAAAAACAAGCTTACGCCAGCATAATAGATGAATTGGCAGAAAGAGAAGTGATTCCTTCTGCTGTGTCAAAATTTATAAGTCAAGCTTTGCCAGCTTCCGCAGGCGTAAAAAATATAGGAACAGCTATATTGTCTAAAAAAGCTTCAACGGGCAGCAGAATAGCTGCTGGATTAACAGGCGCAGCGCAAATTTATGGTGGCGTTAAGTTGGGCGAATTGTCAGGAGGAGATTTAGATCAAAGAATCCAAAGCAAAAAATTTGAAAATGCACTAGACCGCTCTAAGAAAGCTTTCACAGACTTGGCCGAAAATACAACAGAGCTTAGTGCTTCTTTGTCTAAATTAGATGCTGCATACAAAGACCCAAAAGCAGATCCTAGAGAAATAGTAAAGCTTGTCAAAACTAGAGAAGACTTAATAAAGAAAATATCAATAAAGAATCCGGAATTAATTTCTAGATTGGCTGGGCAAACATCAATTAGTGATCAAATTACTGTACTAGAAGAAAATTTAAAGAAAGCACAAACACAAGAAGCAATAAGAACTTCTGCTTTAGAATTCGGAAGAAAAGGAAAGATAACTGGAGAACAAGCCCCAGCAGAGTTAAGCTCTTTCTTTAATGAAATAATAAATAGGGCAAACACTGATATATTTAAAACAGATCTTTCTAAAGCTACTACAGCTAATTTCGGCGAAATACTCAAGAAGGCCGGATTAGACGTAAAAGAATTTTCTGATCAACTCAATACTGATCAATTGAAAAAAGCTTTTATAGAAGCACTAAAAGTGGCCCAAGGAATTGAAAAAATTACTTCCGCGCAAGCAAAAGAAATAGCAAGAATAAGCAAGCCATTAGCTTCAAGAAGACAAGCTGTCGAAGATGCTAGAGATATAAGAACCGAAATAAAGAAAGCTTTAGAACAACAACTTCCAGAATTGGCAGAACTAGCAGGAACATTCAGCAGACGAGCTGGCATATCTGCCTCTTCAGAGGCTACGCTGGCGATAAAGAAAGCTGATGCTGCGGTTTCTTTCCAGAATTCATTATTGACTCAATTAAATGATAAAGAATTTCTGGCTAACTTGTCTCCTGCGGTAGAAGCCAGACTAAGAAATATTGAGGCCCCGGGCGCGGGCGCGGGTAGAGAATTAGAAAGCTTACAAAAATTACCAGGACTTAGCGAAGCACAATCCAAAGGCATACAAAAGCTTATTGATTTTAATTCTCAGCAATCAAGAGATATAAATAAAGCAACAATAATAGCCGAAGAGTCCAAAAAAATACAATTAAAGTTTTTGGCTCTGCAAGAAAAAATAGCTTTCGGTGGAGATATAAGAGCCTCATTGAATCCTCAAATGAGAGCAGAGGCAATGGCTTCTTCCATAAGGGGACCATTAACTTACCAATTAGGATCAATGATTGGTTCTAGAAGAGGCCAAATTGCTGGGGCGACAGACTTTTTGACTGATACTTTACAGAAATATCCAGGTTTATTAATGACCAAAGGAGGCAAAGAACCTTCTGATATCCAAGCTGTAAAAGCAGAATTAACAAGGCTAAATGCTTTTGACATGCAAAAAGATCTCTTCAGAAGAGCTGGCATGGCTCAAATGATGGGTCTCGGACAAACTGCTAATTTGTTGAGAGGAAAAGCTTTTGATCAAAGTTATCTTCTTGAATCTGCCGGGCTTAAAACTAATGCTTTATTCGGTAGCCCTGAAATTCCAAAAGATATTCAGAAGGCGATGGGAGATCTCGAAAAATTTAATGTAGAATCAGTAAGACAAGCCAAAACAGAAGATGCGGCTCTAAGAGTTTTAGAAAATACAATTTCTCCCATCAAAGAAAAATTAATAGAAATATCTCAATCTCAAAGCAAGGCTTTAATAACTGCTTTTGAAAATGGCTTGAAGTCTACATTCGGGACCACAGGCATTAAGACAACTTTAGCGAATATTACAGCTGATGAAGTAAAATTATCAGAAGCAAGTAACGAATCTAAAGTCAAGGCAGCCGCTTCTGCTTACGCAGGTATGGGCGGATTAATGCCGACTGGAATACCAAGCAATGCAAATGGTTTAACAAAATATTCTAGCTCGATAGCAGACGCCGTAAATAGAGAAAAAACAGCACTAGCCAGCAGAGGGATAATGGGTGTCCCAAATTTCGCTATGGCTAATATTAATTTGGAAAGAAGTCCAGATTTAGTAACGCAATCCAATCCTTTCGGTTTTGCGGTTACGAATAGCATAGATGAAAAAAACGGACTTAGAAGTTTGGGTATGAGGTCTTCGGGATTCGTTCCCAATTATGCTGCTTTCGGAGAAAAAGCGGCTTTAAGAGCTAGAGAAAACGCCAAGCTTGGAAAATTATATGTATGGGATAATATAGACAATGGTTTTAGAAAAGTAAATCCGAATGGAACTGTTGATACTTCTTTAATTGATTCTAAAAGTTTGCCTAGAGGCGCCAGAACAATATCGACAGAATTAAGCGAAGGCGTTGGGAAAAAATCTATTCTTGCTTTAAAGGATCCTAGAGTAACTAAATTAGATGAATTAAGTTTACCAGGAATAGCCAGATCAAAATCTATAGATAGCATTCTCACTAAGCTGGATAAACAAGGCAAATTGACTCCTAAGAACTTATTAGCTCAAATTGATAAAATTTCTGGTGGCAAAGATGTTCTTATTAAAACAGCTTTCGGCGAATCAAATGTCCAAAGCAAAGGGGTTTATGGATTAGGTGGGAAGCTTACAACCGCAGATGCTAGATCTATAATCGGTAAATTTAATAGAGGTACAGGTAGTGGATTTTTTACTCAAGAAAAAGTTCCTACTTATTATAATGAATTAAGAGTCCACGTAGCTGTAGACGATAAAGGAAATATTAAAATAATAAAAGGTGGAACGGTTTTAAAGGCGACAGGGTTTGATCCTTCTGCCGGGCCATCCATAAAAGCTTATATGGACGCTGGACTTTCGAAAAGCGAAGCCGTTAAGATGACTAGATCTTTTAGGAGATCAGCGGAAGCCTCTGCTTTCGACTCTATCAGAGCTTTAGTAAAGAGTAAAGGAATTAAAAATGCATTTTTTGGAGTAGATGTCGGAGGCACGACTTTGCAATCAGCCTTAGATGCTGGAGTTAAGTCGAGAGAATTTTATTCTGGAGGAAGAGGGCGAGTTGGCACTATTGTTTTCGAGATAAATCCAAGCGATAAAACTGGTTCTACAGGTTTTATGGGTAGAGGATTATCCGAAAAGCTAGTTAAAAATATTTTTGGACAAAAACCGTTACCAGGAGGTTTGGCTAGTGGATCTCCGGCGGTAGGTATTAATCCTACTGGAGCGCCTGCTTTGCCTCAATCAATAAGGCCATCTATAGGGTCTTCTGCCGGGCTGTCTGGCGGCCTTCCTTCCGGATTTTCTCAGAAGCCAAGTCTGTCTTCTTCTATACTAAATTCTGTAAAAGATCAGTTCTCTAAAGCCAAAGGATTAGCTAGTAAAGTTGGGCCAGCTTTATATGATCAAGCACAAAATATTGCTGGCAAATTGGGTTCTACTGGATCTAATTTGTTTACTGGAGCTAAAGGTCTATTAGGGCAAGCTAGTGCTGGCTTAATGTCTTTTGGCAAAAATGCGATAAACAAAGGAGGAACTGCTCTTTCTGGTTTATCTGCCGCCGCGCTAGGGGCGCAAGCCGTTGATGCTTTTAACCAAGGAAATAAAGTTGATGCGGCAATATACGGAACTGCTTCGCTTGCGTTAGGGACTGGCTTGGTCAGTAATTTAATTAAAAGTGGCAGCCAAAGCAAGGGCAAGCCTCTCAGAGATCCAACAACAGGCCGTTTTGTGAGTTCAAAAAATTTGCCTCTCACTTTTACGGGGGCATTAGGCAAGTTAGCTGCTGGTGGAGCTGGCATATCAGGAGCTTTGACTAGCGGTTTGCAAGCTAGAGATGAGTTCAAGGCTGGCCAATACGGAAACGCTGCTGTTTCTGCGACTCAAGCTGGGCTTTACGGGGCGTCAGGTTTAGCTGGAATTTTAGGCAAAGGAGCCCAAGGTTTAGCTGGCAAAGCATTCGGGGCTGCTGCAGGTATAGGATTGGCAAGAGATATAGTCAATGCGAAAAATTTCGAATTAGCATCAAATTGGTCTGATGTTTTATTTGGTAAAGCAGAACAAGGAGGAGGATACTTAGATGTTTTAGGCACAGCATTAACTGCCGCAGGAGGCCCAGTAGGAGCTGCTGTAGCTACTGCAAAGATTGGATATAGATTAGGAAATGTATTAGGCAATAAACTTGGATTTGAAGGTAAAGCAAATACGCTAGGAGAATTTATAGCTGGAGCAGAAGCTTCAGCTATAGCAAACAATGCTAGATTTGGATATGAAAAAGGAGTAAGTAAGAAAGAAGTAATAGAAGGAAAAGCTTCTATGTCAGATTATATTAGAACTAGAAGAACTGCCTTGGAAGATCTAAACAAAGGGCAAGGATTATCCACAGAAGGAATAACAGATAGACTGAGCAAAGAGCTTACAGAAATAAGCGCTGCTAGAGCTCAAAAGCAGAAAGAACAAGAAGAGCAACAAAGAATAGCTGCAACCATAGCTCAAAAAGCAAAAGTAGCAAAAGAAAATGAACAAGCTATAAAATCAGAAGAAGCGGCCAGAAATGAAGAACAAGAAAAATTTAGCGCTTCTTTAAGAAAAACTGTAGTTAGAGGGCTAACTCCTAACGAAGATCTCTCTGGGCTAAAAACTTCTAGAGATAAGGCTTTGTATTTACTTGATCAAGAAAAAACTTTTGGCAAATTCACAGAGAAAGACTTCGAAGGAGATAAGAGTTTATTCGAGTCTTACAGGAACTATTCGAGGGAAAGAGATAACGCGAATAAAGGTAATAAAAATTATCTAATTCCAGAAATACCCAAAGGCTTTTCTCAAGATGTATTAGAAGAAGCCACTAAAACTGGAAGAAGCGCCGAAAGAGTAATCGCAGATAGAGAAGAGGCCGCCGCAAGAAGAGGCGCAGCTATCCAAGGAATGTCTGTTCCAGAAATAAATAGTCAACTTTCTAGAGATTACACAGCGGCTACCGGAGCTCAAGATTTCCCCAAGGATGTTCTAGAAGAAGCCGTAAGGAGAAGGATTACCGCTGAACAAGTAATGCAAGAAAGGACTAGCGGGAAAGTACCTAACTTCGCCGCTATGAGCAACAGCATGATGTCTTCTGGGGATGTTTATTCGAGAATGAGAATGTCTGCTCCAAGAATGTCTTTCCCATCTGCTGCTCAAGGAAGCGTTCCAAATTTTGCAATTGGGGAGTTTTCCGATGCAATAACAGAAGCAATGAGAAATGGAATAACATCAGCATTCCCTAATGGAGCTTCTTCTAGCAGTGTTTCTAACTCTAATGTTATAAATATAGATGGAAGGACATCTATACAAAATGCTCCAGACGAAGCAATGCAAGGGATCATCAGCATCTTGTTCGACAAGATTCCAGAACTCAAAAAACTAGGACCAGCAGCCTTGAATTTTAAGAGATAAAATATATAATAAAATATGGCCTTTACCTCTGAAACAGTAATAAAGTTCGGCTCAACAGCAGTAAGCTTTGCTGTGGCTACTTTATTGAATTATTCTGTCTCGAATCAAAAAGCTGGGGCTTTTAATTATAGAAGAAAAGAAGATATATCTATTGATGGCTACTTTTCTAATAGAGAATCTAGTGTTCCAATAAAAGAGCATTTCAGGCAAGTAAAGTTGCTGTTAGAAAGTTCTACTGATTTTGTAGAAATATTTCTTAATGATAAGTCTTATGGCAAGGCTAGATTTTTAAATTATTCTTTTCCTACTTCTGTAAATTTTGATGAGAATTCTGTAAGATTTACTAAGTTTACTATAACTTTAGAAGTTTTTAAAGATGACTCTTCTAACACTTTCGCGGCAGAGAATTTGCCTTCTGTTTATAGTAATACTACAAATCTTTGGTATAAGTTAAGAGATTTTTCTGAGTCTTTCAATTTTACACTGCAAGATGATGGTAATTTTTTAGCATCGCATAGACTTTCTTTCGGAATAGACAATATAGATAAAGATTCAGAAACAACAGTAGTCACGGACGCAAGAGATATAGCGAATACATTTTTTGCTTTAGGACTTGATTCACTATCTTCGATACGTTCTTTTTATAGCTCCACAAGCTTTCAAATAAGCAATACAGATTATGGATCTTCTTTAATAGATCAAACTGTAGACCTTATAAACTATAACTTCTCGTACTCAAAACAATATACAGTTTTTTCTGATAATAGCTCTACTACAACAGAAACATTATTAACTGACGTAGTATTTAATGCGGAAGGAGTAATAGAAGTAGTAGAAAGAGGAAGAATAAAAGGAAAAGGATCGAGTTTCGCTGCGGCTAGAGCTAACGCAATATCTAAGTTAAATTCTAATTTATCTTCTGCGTATTCAAGATGCAATAATGTATTTAATAGATACTTCTCTAATGATTATTCTAAGTTTAAGAGAATCTTACCGAAGTATAATGCCTTAGATACACTAAAGTCAAACCCAATTTCAATAACAAAAGATCTAACAGAAACTCAGCCAGAAATAGGTTATGAAATAAGATTCACAACTAATGCCGCTTACGACGACTCTACGACTATTCATACTTATTCCATCTCTCTAGTGAAAGACGCTCAAGGAATTTACAATTCTACAATTAATGGATCTATTAAATTTTATACAAATAAAAATAAAGCCTTTTCTTCTAATTTGACTGATATAAAAAATATAATTAGCGCAAATTCTGGAGCAGATGATTTGACAAGAATAAATCCTTATTATTTAGCGGTGGCAGGTAGTGGCACATTTGCTGGCATAAGAACTAGCACAGCAATTAATCATTTAAAATTCGGAGTAGAAACAACCTACACAAAAACATACTCGAATTCTCCGACGCTTTCAAGCTCTGGATTGGTTCGTCAATTAACAATTTCAGAGAACACTAATTTGCCGGTCAACAGATATTCAAATGCTAATATTCCTGGTTCTTGGAATCAAAATTCTCGCAAAGTGGACAGAAGCCAAGAAACAATATATCAAACTACGCAATTAACAGAGGGCGTCAAATCTATTGCTATAGAAATGAAGATCAATAGAAACAATCTGTACACTGGAACCGGCGTTAATATTGTACCAGACACTGTATTTGGTAAGATAAAAGATTTGTTTTCCACAGAAATGCTTCATAAAGATAACGGACGCTTATTTGGTATAAATTATCCTCAATATCAATATGGCATAAAAGCATTCTCCAAAATATATAATGAAAATTTTGGTTTTAAACTCGGAGATCTTACTTATTTCATGGATAATTTAAATTTATCTATTGATAATAATTACAATTTAAGAGCTTCGATAGAATATAAATTCTTAGTTAAAAAGGAAAAACTTTGATATGTCAGACGTATTAATAAAATACAATAATAAGAGAGTGCCGCTTTCTAGGACCGGGCCGACTCCTTACATATCAATAACTGATGACGTTATTACTCATGGCGATAGATGGGGAATGTCTCAAAGGATAGTTTTGAATGGGGTTATAACTGGCAACAGTTTCGATGATTTATATTATGCTCAAACTGGGTTAGTTGATATATTTGCATCTTCTTTTAAAACATTAAAAATATTTGAAGATGCAGATGATGTTCCGCCGACTACTGAGGCGTATGCTTTCTCTGGGTGTTCTGTAGAAAATGTTTCTTTCGACAATGCTCCTTATAATAAAGTTGTAAATTATTCCGTAGAATTGCTGTCTTACCCATCTGGGCTTACTGGATTTTTTTCTGGCACTTATGGTGTGCTAGACCCAAAAGATGAAATTACAATATCTCCTGGTAATGATGGAGTAGGAACAATTACTCATTCTGTAGCAGCCAGAGGCTTCGTTACTACAACTATAGATGATGCAATAAATAATGCCAAATCTTATGTTGCTACAAGAACAGGTGTTTCAAAAATATTATCTTTGCCGTTAGTTACTAGCATAGACAATTCTAGTAATTTTACCCCTGTTTTAGTAAGCATAGCAGAAAATTTAGATAAATTAAATTTAACTTATTCTGTTGAAGAGACCTATAAATTTAGAACTGTCACAGGAGACTCTGAGTCTGCTCAGAATTATTCTTTCAATAACTATCATTTGGTATCTTACTCTACTAATTTAACTTCTGGAGCTGGAGATGATTTCGTGACGGCTTCCATACAGGGAGAAATAAAGGCTGGGATAACTGGAGTAACGGGTGATGCTTTAGTTTCTAGTTTAATTAATGAGCTTTCTGGATTGCATCCTTACGCGGTAATCTCAGGTAAATATGGTAGCCCGAATGGTTTTAAATTCTGCCCAGACCCAATCGAAGTCACAATAAATGAAGATCGAAAAGCTAGAAAGATAAATTTTAGCATTTCATATGATAACTTAGAATTTTATGGATCCGCTAACGATCAAACTGTTTTTAGTGGTTGTTATTTAGACGCTTCAATTTCTCATTCGATAGACGAATTATCTTATATAGACACTTTAGAAATTAAGGGAGATGTTAAGTGCAGAGGTTCTGTAAAAAATAAATATGAGAACTCTTTAAAATATGTGACAGAGTTATTCACCGCTGGCACAAGTGCATCTGCGCCAAGATTGTATACCTTAGTAAATGGATATTATACTGGTTACTATGGGGCGACTCCTAAATTCACTTTGAATCAAGAGCCAGTTTCAGTGCAAGTAGAAGCTAATCCAATTTTGGGGACTGTATCAATATCTGCAACATACGATAATAAAGATAGATTCTTGGGGCTTTCAAATTCAGATTACTCTATCGAGTATACTCCAACTAATACTATTTTTACTTATGGATTTTCTTGCAATAATTCTTTGAGGCATATAGCGGTAGACATGAACGTTGCGAAAAGAGAAAAAACAGCAATCAATTTGTCTCTTTCTAAGGCGGGGACTCCAGAGTCTACTTTATTGGGCAATAAAGATACGTTGTTGTTAGCCTTCAAAGATAATTTTATTAAAGCATTGCATCAGTCTTTAGACACTTTGCAAGAAGAGTCTTCTTCCGTATCTATATCAAATAGCAATTTTAGCTCAACTAGTTCAGATAACTTAACATCGAATAAATATGGATCAATTGTTTCCTCAAATTCTGTATTCTCTTTCGCATTAGACCAAAATCAATTAGCAAATAGAAATGTAATAAAATCATGAATGAAATTATAAAATCAGGTTTTCTAGAAACTATTTTTTGCGACAGGTCTTCTGTTTCTATTGATTATGATTTCCGCAATCCATCGTATACAGGCGTAACTGATTCTGCTGGTTATTCGAATTATGTAATTTTTAATAATCAAACTGGAATACAGTATCAGTATTCTGGATCTAATATTTATTCAAATGATAACCCTGCTCTGTCTTATAACGATAAAGTAGGCGGCGGTAATGTAAATCCAGGAATAGTTAGCGGTCAATTCAACGGCCAAAATAAATTAAAAATATTAGGCGATTTTGATTCACCAGATTGGACAGCTTTTATAGTATTCAAGCATTTAGAAACTGGATCTTTTGATAAAAGCAAAGTAATATTATCGTCTCAAAATTCTGGATCTGCAATTTCTGGTTTTTCTATAGGAATAAATGGATGCAATAGACTATTTTGCGAGCACAGCACTCCTTCAGATGGAAAAAGAATTTATACATTAGGCCAAGAGCTAGATAATAAAAATGTAATTTCTGTTGCTAAAATAGATTCTTCTATACAATTATCAACGCATCAATTCGAAGATACTTTAAATAAAAAATCATTAAATGTGCAGTTTGATTTAGCAGATTTTTCTAATTCTAATAACTTTTACTTAGGTGGATTAGGCGTATCTGGAGTTGGTTATAATAATTTTAGTGGTTATATTGATAGTTTTATGTTGTTCAATTTGGGATTAGATTTCCCAGAAAGAAATACATTCGCTAAAGCATTTTATTGTTCTGGTTACGCTTCTGGTGTTTACGAGACTCAATTTGAAACATTTTTATCTGTGACTGGAGTCGAGTATCAAAATGTAATAGTAGGGACAGGAATAACTGGCTATGTGCCAGCTTCTGGGGTTACAGCGACTTCGAACGGGTCTTCGGTCACTGGATTTTTTTATTCAGGAGTCACTGGATATCTTTATGAATATCAATTAGTTGAACTTACTGGCGCTGCTCAAGGAACATCTGAAATCACAGTTTATCGCCCTCCGAGTGGTATCATAGATTTTAGATATTCTGTTCCATTTGGGAATTCTAAAGTATTGTTGCTTGCGAATTTTGATGACTCTAATAAAGAAGTTTATAGCTTTTCTGGTAAAAATTCAGAAGATGTAAATTTGATTCCGCAGTTTTCTCAATCTGACGCAAGATATACAATATTAAATACTGGATCGGGAGAATTAGTTAATTTATATGTTAATGGATTGGCTTGCACATATGTGACAGGAATAACTGGTGATAACGACGGAGACTTTACTGTATCTAGTGGTTTTATAAATTCTAATAGCTTTTTTGATGTTACAGACTTTGCAACATATGATTTGATATCTGGTTCTGGGTCATTGACTGGAATATCAACTCAAGACATAACAAATACAACAAAAGTTTTGTCTTACAATTATGTCAATCATAGAGATCTTTATTTGAATGGCAATAAATTGATTTCTGGTATTGATTATGCCGCCGTGACTGGAGCAATAACTATTTATACTACGAATCTTATTGATGGAGATTTATTATTATTACCAAAGCACGAAATGAATAGGATTAGATACACAGGAAATAATTCAAATAATTTTGATACAAATATAAATCTTTTTGATGAGCAAATTTGGGTGAATGGATTGAGGCAAGTAAAAGGATTGGATTATGAAAAACTAGCAGACTTTAGTTTAAGATATACTACCTTTTCTTTAGAGCCATTTTCCCAAGTCATATATAATAATGACACAGGTTATTTTAACGTGTAACTTATCTAAAGGATTATGGCTCAAGTAAAAAACAATAGCAGTATAAATATAACAAGAACTCAATTTTCTTCTGGGCAGCCTCCTGTTGATCTTGGGAATAGATTATTTAATGGCTATGTTTACGCCCTATCTCTTGATGTGGGATTCGATGGCAATCCAAGCACTTTAGTTCTTAATCTTGCTTTAAATAAAACTCTTAAAGAAGCAAAAAGCGCTCTTTCTGTGCAGCAGCAGAGGAGAAGAGACATTGATCTTTTAAATCAACTTAACTCAGCAAGAAATACTCAAACCACGCCAATAAACCAAATAAATAACCAAAGCCAAGTCTTCAAAGGCACTTCAGACACTCTTTCTCAGCTAATAGATCAGGATTTTAAGATAGAAGATCAGTACATGGGGCCAACGACAAGCTATAATATTACTATCACAGATGGCGATGGCAAAAAAACATATCAACTCAAAAATTTTAAAATATCTTCTTACTCATTATCAAAAAGGAATAATGAAAAAGTTCTGACAGTTACTTTTAAAGATAACTCTTTTGTTTTAGATAAGATTTATGTTGGTGTTTTAGGAGTCGAGGTGGCAATAGATAGCAGGTCGGAAAAAGAGGCTACCATAGATAGAATAATATTGAATTGCCCTTCAGTTAATGGCTCAAAAGCTGGATCGGTCACGGTATCAAATTTTTCTCAAATTTTGCATTTTGCAGAGTCTAATTTAGGCCAAAAATTAACGATAGACCCGACAACGACTCAAGTAATTACTGACACAGCTAATGGTCCTGGTAAGTACAATTATGTAATAATAAAATCTACAGATCCATTAAAGCAAATCACTAATGGATATGGAGCAATTATTCTTTTGGGAGAAGAAGATTTTAAAGATAGTGTTTGTAAGTCTGCCGAAACTTATTACTCTTTCGCCTCTTTGCTTAGAGCAATGAAGGCTTTGGGCATATCAATCGCCCCGTCGAATGTTAGTTCAGGCGATGCTGGCAGCAGCGGTAGTTCTTCTGCTATAGAATCTTTAAGAGATAAGTCTGGAGAGCAGATTAAAAGAAAATATTCTGGCACATTAAAAAATGTTTTAGCCCAATGGTGCGAAGAGTATTCTTATTCTTATGTAGTAGATTTTTCTGGGCAATCTAATCAAGTTAGAATACGCGGAATAGATCTTACAGATTCTTTAGCAAAAGAAAATGTTCTAAAAACAAAGTTAAGCTTGGAAAATTTAGAAGCTTCGGACTCTTCTCAATTTGTCATAAGATCACAAGATTTTGATTATGATTTAAGTAAAAAAAATCTAAAGGTATACTCTTCTTATTATTTTAAGGAAGCGAGAGAGAAGAATATTGAATACGAGCAAATTTTAGGCAATAGAACATTTAGAAATATTAGGCTCTATGATATATTTCCGCAATTGTTTTCTAATGGTACTACTACTTATGATTTTTGCGGATCGAAAAGAACGTATGAGCAGGTAGTGATATCTGCTGTTCTGGGTAAATACGCGCCAAAGCTAAGAGAAATTTACAATTATCAAATAGGAGCTTATCAAGCATTAGGTTTCTTGCCTTTGGGCGGAGACATACTAGGTTCTAGGCTTAGCTACATAGATAGACAGGCTGATTTGATAGCTTTCGAGGCTGTGTCTAGAGCTTTAGAGTTGCAAAGCGAATTAACTTTTGATGAAGATGGAAATGTTTTAATAAATATGAATCTTGGTTTTTATAATGAATCGATAGCTAATAATATTTTAGCTATTGAATCTTATATCGCTGATTTCATAGGAAAACATTATTGGACAGATGTACAAAACATAACAGAAGGGATAGCTGGCAATGAGAATGAGCTACTCCAATATAGCGTAGAAACAATTCCTGCGACTCAAAAAGTTTATTCAAATGAAATATATAAGTTGCCAGTATTTAGAGATGCCAAATTTTTGATTGAAAGTTTGGCTAGTTTATATAATGGCACAGATTCTTATTTCAATGCTTTTTCAGAGTTCAACAGATTAAAAGCTAACACAGAGGATTTATGCAGTAAAGCTCAGGCTTCTTACGTTAAGTATGTGCAGTCTTTAGATAGATTAAAACCTGTAAGATTTTATCTAGCAAGAGATGACGCAGCTTATGGTATTTTCCAAGAGCTAATTAGAGGTTTAGAATATTTAGATTACGCTGTTTCTGGTGATTCTTTTATGAGCAATAATTCTATAGCTCAGTTCACAAGAATAAATCTTGCAGAAGCTTATTCTCCTATTTTTAAAGAATTATCTCCAGTATCTTTAGGTGTTTTAAGAGCTGCTTTGCCAGTAGATGTCACAAATCTTCCTTTAAGTAATTATTCTTTTGGAGTGATGTTTGGGTTTAATTCTCTTGCCCAGATATATCAATTCCCTACTACTTTGTCGAGGCATTCATTTACAAATCCAATAGAATACCAAAATCAAATAGCAGAAAGATGCACTCTATTGAGAGATATGCTTGCGGCTGGGAATCCAGCCACTCTTCAAGCGAATAAGAAAGATTGCAGTAAAACAATTTTTTATTCTGTGTGTGTTTATCCGCAAGAGCAATCAAATATTGAAAGAAATAATAACGCAGCTTTGCTTGGTATAGGCCCAGACTCTATGCAGTGTCAGCGTTTTAATATAACAAGAAAAATGCCATCGAACGCTTTCTTGACAGCTCACATTAGCAAATCTTTGCAATCTTCTAGTGGCATGTTAGCTTTGGCGTCTCCAGCTTTAAACAATATACTTGTAAGAAGCACAAGATTTCCTACTCCAGTTCCATTCACAATGGTAAACACTACTAGATTAGAATCAGAATATATAACTTTGCCATCGCAAGTTAACTATATAGTTACTTTAAAGAGCAAGAGTTCTAGTCAGATTTTCGCTCCTTTTAAAAACTTTATTAGAGGCGGGCTAGAAGATAAAGATGACATACTAAGAATATTGAACAACGAAGGGTTTTCGCTAGAATTAGATGTAAATAATATTACTCCGAATGTAAGAGAGCTTTACGCAGACGAGACGGAGCAGTCTTACTCTAGTAATCAATCAATCGGCGGCGCTTTTGGAGATGGAACTCCTGTAGTTATGAATTTCCAAGGATATGGATCAAATCAAAAACCAAGATATGAATTCGACACCTTTGAAAGCTTTCACGAAAAAATAAAATCAATTTATGATTATAAAGCCGCATCTTTATTACAGCCCAACGTAAGTTATTCTGCTGATTTGTTCTGTTCTAGTATTTCAGATCAGCTAAAGTCTTTGCTTACAGTAGACAACGGTTTAACGAAATTAAATATTGCTTTAGCAGAAAATGGCTTGACTATTCAATGCTCTTTCCAGAGCTATCCGGGCAAGCCGTTAAATTTGCAAACTTTAATCTACAAAAATAGACCAAATATAAAACTAGTAAACACTAACTTCTTAAGCTAATGATAATCTCCGGCAATACATTCAGAAGTGTTTTAAGAGAGAACCGCTTTTCAGCAGAATTTGGTCTTTCTTTCGATAATTGCACGGGCGTTTGCGACATAGGTTTTAGTGGTCAAAGCAAAACTTACAAAATCTCTTTTATAAGTGGCAAAATTATTGATAATGAAAATCGATACTGCGGCTCTTATACCCCAGATAATCAAGTTAATATTACTACAAATTTTTCAGGGGCTGCTTATGACTACGCTATAAATGGAGATCAAATAGTAAGATCTGGGCTAAAAGAAGATTTTTACGCTGAAAGATTTTTTATTAATTTAACTGGTTGCACGTTAGATTCTTCTATAAGTATTAGCTCAGAAAAACCAACGCTCTCTTTAACGACGCCTCAAACATTTATAACTGGAAATTATATAACAGGCACGCTAACGACAAATTCGCTAAGCGGAATCAAAGTTTTCTCAGGAGATTTTGATTCTCAATCTTCGTTTTCGTTTCAAAGCATTCCTACGGGACTAGTTAAATCTTCTAGCAGTCAGCAAATATTAATACAACAAAACTATCCTGGTCTTGGAGAACTTATTTCAAATTATACATTAAATACAAGCGCTGGAGATTATACAAGTCAGTTGACTGTTACGGGGGTTGATGTTCCATTCTTAGAGTATGTTTTTAATATTCAAGAAGGGTCTGATTCTTTAAGTTCTATATCAGAAGCAACATTTGAAAGTGGGGTTTCTAAAGTGGGGTCTTTAGTTTTAGATTACGGATATTCTACTAATAGAGAAGAGCTAGTGCCTGCTAGTTTACCGATAAGTATTTCTTTGACTTATTTTTCTGGAGCTACTGGTTACATGGGAATGGTAACCGATGTAAATGTAGCTAGTGGAGGCAATGGATATTTGTCTGCGCCGAGTGTTATATTTAGTGGAGGTGGGGCATCGGGATCGGCCTCCGGAGTGGCTGTTCTTGGTATAGACAGCACAACATATGATTCTGTAGTAGATGTAACTATGACCAATTTTGGTTCTGGATATACATCCGCACCAACAGTAATCTTTTCTGGGGGCACCGGAATATTAAATAATACAAATCCAAGCATAGCTTCTGGAACGGCGCAGACTTCTTTTTACACAAAGAGTGTAACTGGATTTTTTGATTTGCTTACCGGAATAGGAAATAATTTGATAAGTTATAGAGATAGTTCTTTTGTTTCTGGCTCCGCTGGATATGTTAAAACTGGAGTTGCCATAACAGAAGATACGTCTATAAATGTTAAAGTTATTTATAGCACTCAATTTGACGAAAATCCACTAGTCGCAAAACTTACTCTTAGCGGCATAAACAACAATATAATAGAAAGATATATAACAGGAGTAAAATAAAATGAGAAGATCAACAATAGCTGCAAAAGACGCTTATCCTTATATAGCGTCTTGGAATGGATCGGATAAAAACACTACGGTAGGTTTAAAAGTTAGCGCGACTTTAAGGGCTTTTGTTACGGCGCAAATGGGGCCAGAAGCCGCCGCATTGTTTGAAGAGGATTTTATAAATTATAATAAAGGATACATTTTATGCCTAAATGTTCCAGTCAATTTAATTAATTTTTTTGGACCTACTATACAAACAAGCGATAGGAATTTTATAAAGACGCTAACTTTTACTAAGGTAGCCATGCCATCTACTTTTATTGGGCAGAAAGGCAATCTTTCAAAAAACTATGAGTATGGAGAACAGTTAGTCGCTTCTGTTTCTTTTGAAAAAATATCTCAAGTTAAAATAGCGCAGACTCCATACATAAACAATTCTTCTGTGCAACAAAGTCAAGGGCCTCTTAAATCAAAAAATGGCGCAGGCAAACAATATCTATCTTATAGAGATTCTAATATAAGCGCAAGAACTTTAAAATCCCAATCCGGAGGCGGAGGCGGCGGAATTGGAGTTTGGAGTTAATTATGCCATCTCTTCCACTAGCCAAGAAAGTAAAAATTAATCAATCAACTGATTACGAGCATCATAATCTGTTGGCGGACGCATTTAATGAGAAAATTTTATCTGGGTTAGGAGATTGTTCTTGGAGAATCTTTTACTACGCATTTTCAATGTTTAGAGGAATAAGAAATCCTCAAGATAGTCAATTTCCAGCGCAAGATGAGTGGTTTAAATTTTATGCTAATTTAGAGCCGAAAATGACTTATGGTAAGTTTGGTTGGCCAGAAGCGCAAGCTGGAGAAGCTCAAGGTGCAAACGTGGCCAATCCGTTTATGGCTTGGATTTTTGGCAACGCAGCAAGAGTAACACAAGCTAATGGTACTAAAGACAATACGAGAGATGGAGTTCATGGATATTGGTCTGAGCCGATTAGATTAAGCGGCTTAGAGCTAGCGCTGCCAGACAAAATGCCTAAAAAAATAAGCGGCGATCCGAACTTAAATATTGTATGGAGCGATTCAGAAATACAAAGAGGTTGTTTAGCGTTTGAGCAAAATTATAAATATTTACCAAGAAATGCCTTGCAGCCATCAACTAAAGAGTTGCAGCTTTCTTCTTTAGGGATATGCTCTGCGGCCAGAAGGCATTTAAGATATGTTACAGAGGCAATATCTTCAGGAAGATATGCGCCTAGCTATGTGCCTGACCAAGAGGGAAAAGGCGGGATTTTCAGAAAAAAGAATGCTTCCAAAGATCAAATTGAGCAAGCTATTTTTTATTATTTAAGTTTTTTCAGAGGCACAGAAGATCAAAGAGCTAGACATTCAATAAAAGGAAGAACCGTGATAACTCATGGGTTTGATTTTGAAAAGTTTTTTTCAAGACAATTTCTTTTAGCCCCAAATTATTCTAGACCAAAATATGAACTAGATTCTTCGGGTAAAATAAAGACGGATAGCTTGGGAAATAAAAAAATAAAATATGACTCTTTTGGCTATCCTGAACTTTTCCCAGAAGGGCCAGGAAGTTTTTTGTGGAATATTTCATTTGATTTGGCAGTTAAAAATACGGCAACAAATGATTATTTTTTACCAACAAATGCTAGCGATACGTTTTTATTTAAAGGTCAAGATGAATCTGGCAAAGAATTAAGAGCTTTTAATACTAATCCTCCAGGATCTAACAATAGATTTTGTTTATCGGCTATCTTTATACAAACTTCTGACATAGCTTGTGGTATTTCGGAGAACGGGGAGTCCCTGTTATCTGGAATGTTTATTGATATTTATGTTAATAATGAAATTTACGAATCTGTGTCATTGAGTTCTAATGATAAGTATATTTTAAATAATAGAACTGGAGTAGTTAATGATCTTTCCTTAAACTCTGCTAACACTTATAAAGTTTATCAATTCAATAAAATACACTATTTTGTTTATCCAGTTAAAGGGAGTGTTTCTTTTAAGATAAGAGGTTCGAATGGAATACCTAATCCTTCTTACAATAATTTTGGTTCTATAAATTTAGGAAAGAAAATTGTAACTCAAACAGTAACAAAAAATAACTTTGCCATAACAATACAGTTCGCTCATGTTCTAGAAATGAAGCCAAGCGCCGCTGATGCTTATGTAATGATGAGAGTGGCGACTACAGAAGGCGCAGGAACAGATGCTGGGCAAATGGACCCAGTAGGGCATTTTAATGCGGATACTGCTAAAACAGTATTTACAAATTATATAAGATATGGAGTAGCGTATAACTTTAGAAAGAAAACTCTTTATCAAAATGATGCTTATGTTAGCGCTAATCCAGTGTATGAATCTGCTAGAAAATTCATAACTAGTAACGTAAGAATGGCTGATAGAACAGCTTTATTGGATTATGAAGTAAATGAAGATGGCGATTCTGTTTTATATTTTAATAGATACGCAATGGGTATGAAAAATACTGGCGTAGATATCTTCAGAAACATGGGGCCATCTGTTACTGAAGTAGGCAACAGATCGATAAGAGGCGCAAAAGCAGAAACATTTATTCCAATAGTCAAAGGCAAGGATTATATTGTGATAGAATTAGAACCCTCACTAAGGGGAACAAATTCTCATGTTATATATATAGATAATAATAAAAAGAAAATATTAAAGCACGGCGCGACATTCAAGGGCGGAGATTATTATTTTGTTTCAGAGTATTCTACGGGCACAATCGGAGTTTTTGAGTTAGATGGAATAACACCAGACTCTTTAATTAAAGGAATAGATAAGGGAGAAATCATTATAGATGGAATAAAACAAAAACCATCTGGCAATATAAGTAACGAATGGACCATGTTCATGACTTATAATTTATACCACTGGTCTAATAGCTCTTATTGGAAGCCTTCAATGTATGGAGACATAATGGGAGCTTTAAACGCAAGATGCTTAACGGCTAGCCAGTCTCTTGAGCCATTCAGAGGCACATCAAGGAATGTGAAGCAAGCTTTGGCTAATGTGTCTTCTAAGCCGAACGATTTGCCTTTGATTGTAGAAGCGCCATCTGGATACAACTACATAGAAAGCGCAAATACAAAACCTCAGTACGGAGACTGGCGCGGAAATTTAAATCATCCAGCAAACTTTGCAGCTAGTTGTCCTATTTATAGACCTCCATATAAAATAAAATCAATAGTTAGACTAAATCCATACGACCCGAAATCAGATATCGTTAAAGTAATTATAGAAAATAGATTACAAAATACTGGAGATGGAACTCCTAAAGGAAGACTAAGTAGCAAAATCCAAGAGTTTATAAAGTTTGCGGCAGTTAATGTTGATTCATATAGAACAGATGAAAATGCATTAATAAATTATCTTTGTCATACAATGGCTGGCATTCAATGCCCGAGAGGCGTAAATGGGGATGTTTCAATGGATAATGGTAACTTTTGGCAAAAACAAAGACCGTTTGGGTGTTGTTATCCAAGATTTTACTTTGTAAAACTTATCCCAAAGGTCGATAAAAACACGATAATGTATTCCGACCATTATATACAAATGGAATATTATTTAAGAGCAATGTGTAATGGTTTTGTGAATAAAGGTTCTGAAATGAGTCCGGGACAAGTAGAAGCTATTATTAGGGCTGGTTTAAGTGGAATAAATATACCTGGAGGTTATGATTCTGCTATAGGAGATTATTTATTTGAAGACCTAATGAGAGACTCTTATGATAATTCTGGCGATCAATCAGTACCAATAAGTCCAAATATGGTTGGAAGACAATAACATGAGCGTAGAAACAGACAATAAAAATTTTATAACAACAGTTTTAGGTGCTGTAGGTTCATCAGGATCTTCTGGCTCATCTGGTTCTTCTGGCAGCGGCGGGGGCTCTGGAATAACACCAGATTTTTCTAAATATACTTACGGCCTTTGGATTTCGTTTTTCGAAAACCCAAACCATAGCCCTAATGGATATTCTGTCCCAAGACCGTTGGTGGAAGACATCGTCGCATCAAAATTTACAGTCACAGGCAAAAAGTTCTCTATCATCAACTTCGAAGGAGAAGCCCCAAAAGCAAGGTTTTTTATAACAGAAGGGCTATTAGGTATTGATGGTTACAATTACTTAAGAGATTTTGAAATAACAGATAGATTCGTTTCTGGGTCAAAGCCAAATGTTATTATGCCAGATATGGACTTTCCTGGCAAAGTATATAGAAGATATGAGATTACAGGTTTAACAAAATCTCAGTCAACAAATAATGATCTATTAACTGTTTCTGGCGAAGACTGGGCTAATACTAATATTTCACTATACACTAATAATACTGATGCTACTTATTCATATATTGATTCTGGATATGTGGGCTATAGAAATGAAGTAACAACTAGATACAAATTTTTATATAATGATAGTGGATATTCTTTACCGCAGGATAATTCAATTTTTGAAATACCGTTCCAGTTAGAGAACCAAACTTCTTTAAAGTATAGAATTTCTAGAGCAAGCGAGCCACTTGGTATTTATGATTATGCAGATTTAACGGCAGATGGCAAGGCTATAATAGACTACTCTAAATACAAGGAAGAGGTCTCTGGAGTAATAGATGGCCAAATAAGTTATGCATTTGAACCTGTGACAGAGATTTCTTTCACTAAAGAAGAGTTCCAAAATATATTAGATACAGACAAAATAAAAACAAGAGAAATCAAGAACGACTCATTCTTCACTGGATTCAAATTAAGCAAAAGCGATAACTTGTTTAAGTTTATTCTCCTAACTACTGGCGATACAGAAGAAATTTATAAATTAGATGTCCAAGTAGAAAGATATAACACAAGAGAAAAACCAGCGGTTTCTGGGTATGTCATGTCAAGTTATAATCTAGGAGCTGGTGCTGTTAATATATCATTAAATGCAGGTGGCGCAGTTTATCCAAGAATAAGCGAAGATGGTGAGCCATTCGGATATGAAAACGTTCAAGATTTGATTGACGTAGAGCAATTAAATGAATCAGAAAAATACGCTCAAGATATACAAATTCCAGAAGCAGGAGACGAAGAAGACCAAAGTCAATTGGCTAAAACAATACAGGATAATTTTGATGCTTTAGCTAAAGCTTATAACGATGATTTTGGAGAAGAGGATTCTAGGGCAGAAAATACTGAGGCTTGGGAAACCAGAGCTGAAATAGACCAAAATGATCAAGACTTGCTAACGGAAGCAAATAATGAAATGCCTGTTTATAAAACAGCTTTGCCGAATTTTCCTCTTCCTAAAAAAATAATAACTAGAGACTTCTATTCAAATTATCTAAATACCGGAGAAAGTTACATAGTTACTCCTCTGTCAAACTATGGATTAAGCCCTACTTTTGTGTCTTGTGGAGATCAGTTCGGGGTTTTGGCTTATTATATTAATGAAGATAAAAATTCGACTGCTTCAGAGCCTGTTTTTAGAACTGTAGTAAACTCTACTTGTGATGGCTATTTTATAGACGCTACAGGACTTTGCAAGGGAGACACAGCGCTTTTTGATAACAACAGATACGCTTCAGACGGTTTAAAAATACAAAACGGTTCAGTTACTCAAATACAAAGCGATGGGGTAATAACAAAAAATAATTACGTAAATCAAGAGTCTTGGCTTAAAGCGGTTAATTATTTTTATACTAAAAATTATGTAGCATCTTTTAATGTTTATCCTTCTTTATCAGAAAATAGTTATAATACTTTGTTTTCTCAAGCTTTGCGAGATGTAAATGAGAGAATAGGCGGCCCGGCTATCGCAGATGGAGTGAATTCTTTTAGTTCTAATACCGCGAAAGCTCCTAGGGTGTTTGTAGAAAGAGAAATATACACCAAGTCTTACAAAGCAAACGAAGCATTTGAGCTTAACCAAGCTATTTTAAGCGGAGTTTATACGCCGGGAGACGCAGATTTAGCGGCTGAAGAGGTCGAAAAACTCTACTGCGTTCAAACATATGAGCCATACGAAGCTAATAGTTTTACAATAAGTAAACAAAATTACTACTATCCAGCGCAAGATTACAATGAAGAAGTGTCTTTTAGAAGATTTTTGGAAAATTCTGCCGCCAGTTTATCTTATCAGACAGGCGAAAATTTCGGGGCAGTATCGTTCAAAGACCAAGATATTGAAGTGGAAAAATTGTTCAGAATTGAATATGTGACTGGCAACAGCTTTAGCTATGATGATACTTCGAATTTTAGAGCTTGGTCTGCGACTGCCGCCCCTCCATCAAATATAACAATATCGAACCAAGATACAAAATCTTATTCTTATCATTTATATGGATATAATAGTTCTTCTGCTCCGCTGTCTTTTATAAAGAGTAATGTGCAAAACGGCGAATCTGCCACTTCTGCGTCTTTCTCAAATTTGGTGGTTTTGAAGTTTATAAAACAAGGACTAACAAATTCAGTTTTTCAACAAGAAGAAAACGAAGGCGATGCAAAGATAACAAAATCATATATTAATACCACAATAGCAAATAACTCTGGTTCACTTTTAGATCCTTCCAAAGTTAGAATTAATATACAAACATATAATTATAAAGTAGTAGCAAATTTAGAAAATCATCAATGGACACTTTTTAATCAAAATCCAATAAATAATAATATCTACGGCTCAAGAGATTCTTCTAATTTCTCTGAACCTAGATTTTTTCAAGACGATAAAGAAGAAACCAAAGAACTTCTTTCGACATTATTCTTTTTCCCGAATGGCTCTTATACCTCTAAAAACTATGAGGGCAAACCAATCACGACATCTTCTATAAACGCTTTAAGCGACGGATTGTTTGAAAATCATATTTACATAAAAGAAGAAAACGAAACTTCTAAAAAATACGAATCAAATTATGTCTTAGAAACACTAGAAAATGGCTACATAACAAAATTAAGGCCTTCAACAGAAGTGCTAGACGGCAAGGGGCGATTCAGGAACACAAGAAGGCTTCAGATAACTAAAGTAAAATATAACTTTTATACTAAGGACTTAGTTTTAATAGGCGATGCTGGATCTCCATATTCCATAAATTTTAATTATGGATGGGAGTATGATTTGCAATACAAGTTAAAAACTGCACCTGCTGGATCTTCTGGATCGTCTGGATCTTCTGGCCCTGGGGCTTCTACTGGGTGGACAACGATGTCGAAAGACGTTGGGTTCTCGAAAGATATTATTTCAGCGGAATATTCGGCGATATCTCCTTATTATTTTTCAGCAGAGGACTTAGAGACGCCAAATTATTTATCAATGGTGGCTTTCAAGACTAATTTGCCACTTTTCTTAGACGATGCGAATTACGAATTTAGGATTTTTAAGCAAGAAAAATTAGTAGTTTCTTCTGACTCAGCGAATGTAATCAAAAAAACAAACTTTTTGCCGATTAAGGTAGATTGGAATGAGGTTGCTGGATGTGGTTATTACAATATATATCAGAAAGATAGAAACAACAAACTGACATTCTTAAGATCGGAGCCTTCTGGAATTAATAGTTTTTCATATGTTATACCAGATGTTAGTCAAAGAAATGTGGATCTAGGAGTTTATAATTTCGGTGCCAATGGCAATAATTATTATGATATTGTAGTTTCCGGAATAAAATCTTCTGTCGTAAAGAAAAAAGAAACTCTAGCCAGCGAATATGGTTTTGAAGTTGGGGACTCAAACTCCCAGCAAAACACAGTAACAAAGTTCGAGAATGTGGCTTCTTACACTCCGGTAAGCGTTTCTAGCCCAACTTATAGTCAACTGTTAGACTTCAATAACCCTGAGTCTAAAACCTCTGGTTTCAAAATAAATCAAGATTATAATGAATATTATTTCGTGACAGACAAGGCGGACGCATCTTTAGAGAATATTCCATCTTCGTTTGAATCTTATGTTTTAAACACTGGAAACGCAAGTTGTTTTGTAGGGGGATCATCAGTAAACACTAATCAATACGCTAAAATATCCAACAATGGGGTGATTACTGTAGCAAATGCTGCTTCGCTTCCTTCTTCTTCTTTTGATCTACTAGACGCAGAACAAGATGATGATATTCTTTATTTAAGTGCGAACGTAACTGTTTTAAATAGCAGCTCAATAGCGTCGAAAACTTTAACTCTAGTAAACGACTCTAATTCTTCTATAAACGTAACATTTGGATCTACGGTTTCTATATCGGCAAATCAAACAAAAAAACTGTTGTTTTCAGACGATGGAGTGACTAAGTCTATCCAAACGCAAAGTACATATTCAAATGTAACAATGCAAGACTCTAAAATTTATCATCCTAAAGAAGGGTTTATAAATTTTAATCATACAACTGGAGAATTTTCTTCGGCTGATTCTTTTGCAAATCTGCCAATTTATAATTTTTCTAAAGACTCATTAGTTATCAATGGTTTGAGTTTAGATGCGGATTCTTTCAACTATGTTTCTTGGAATGGCTCATCCGCTTCAAAATCTCAGAAAACTTATTTTGATGGAATAAAAATATATTTAAAAGCTAAAGAAACAGAAGAAGATTCTACTAAACTCTTAAAAGACGATACAGATATAATCCTGTCCCAATTCTCAACCGCCGTTGGAACGACTAGAGATTATTTTTTCCTGAAAGATGAATCTATAAATAGAGCATTAAATATAAGAATAATTAATGGCTCTTCTATAGAAGTTTTGCAAAGGCAATATCAAGATTTCAAGTTAACAGTAACGCAAAAATCTGCTTCACTGGTGACTTACTCTATTATATATCCTTCTTCTTCGCCATTCTTTGAGTTGTCAAATTCAAGAGAGCAATTAGTTTTGCTTAAAGGTGATTTGGTTCAATATATAGATCTTAAATCTTTAGACGCAGGGTTGCCGAAAGAGTCTTTCGTTTATTTTGTAAATAAAAATAGCCAATCGGTATTTTTCTATAGAAATACCCAGGAAAATATAGTCTATACGCTAGCAGAAAACCAAATAGCAAGAGCAATGTTGGTGACAGTAGGCTCGACGCAAGTTGTCAGATTAGATATCCTAAACGAAACTCTGAGTCATTTTTATTTTGATATAGATAATTCTTTGATTTCGTCTTCTATTAATATTTTAGACTTGAATTTCTGCGGAACTCAAATCAACTTGCCGCCTGCCTCTAGCCTTCAAAATAAAGAACTGTTCCTGATTTGCAGAAATAGATTTTTACCAAATAAAATTAATAAAGAATCAGTAAAAGATACCGAGAACATAATATCTACAGAAGATAATCCTTCTACATTGGAAATAAATGAAATAGGGGATTTAGCTCAAAATTCAATATGTTTAAGGGTAACTGGTTCAAGTTCTGACGCTTTGCCAATATTGCAAAGAACAAGTTTCTTAAGCAGAAATGTAAACGGCACTGTTATTGATTTAGAGGATAATGTAATAGATAGATATCATGAAGACTATTTTTATATTAGAAATAGCCAAATAGACACATTTACAATAAAAGATAGCTATAATAGAAAATATGGGTATAAAGGAAAGATATTTTTGCCGACATTGGAACAATCCGTCGGAATACAATCATTTGATTCAGCGGATGGCAATAATCTATATAGAATAAAAGAAGTTAATTCTATTGATTTTGATTATGCTCCAGATGAGTATGTTAATGGAAGACTTCAGGCTTCTAAGCCTTTAATACCGGACGCCAGAATATTCAGTTACGAAAGTGAGAGCGGATCGACTGCTAAAAGCTTTCCTAATGCATTAGCGACAGATCAGATTTTAATAAATTTTGCTTATGATACTGTTACAGTTTCAGTAGATTCAGTTACAAAAACTCTTAAGAAAAACCGCTTAGTAAAAAACTCTGGAGCGAATTATGTATATCCAATATACAATAACAAAGAATTCTTCATAGCGCAAGTAAATTCTGAAAGAACTAATACTAGAAAATCAGGAGGCACAACATTTTATTATATAATAGAAGCAGACAAAGCAGATGTAGATTCTATTATTTTGCCGGATATTTCAGCAACGATTTCTTTTGTAATTAAAAATGTTTCAGGAAGGCCATATGAAATAAAAACATTGAGTGGAGTTCTTGTGCATACGCTTTTGCCATCTTCTGGTAATAATCAAAAATTGTTTACATATACTGGAGCGCCTTACACAGTTACTACAGATACTACTGATTTTAGCGATTCAAACATTTTTGGCGAAGTAGAAAACGTGTCTTATTTGCCGACCTCTATAGCGCTAAGTAATCAAGCCTTTGATTTAGAAGCAGAACATCCTTTGGCTTCCTTGTGGGCGGCTGGTTTTTCTAAGATAGATTTAATACAAGATGCGTTTATTGATATAGATGGTGACGCTATTAAACTGGATATTGATTATTCAGTTTTTGACGTTTATTCTTCCGTATCAGTTTCAACTTCGAAAATTATTTACTGCTATGGGAGAAAAGCTATCGACATAACTCAATTAGGCGATAAAAAGTATATTGTCAATGATTTTTATCTTTTTGCATCTTACGATGGAACAAAGATAAAGAAGGAGCAATTTTATTTGACCGACAGAGTAAGTGATGAGTTCAACGCCGGGGCATATAATTTAAAAGTTATAGATACAAATCATACTGATTTAACTAAGTTTTTTAAATCACAAAATGCAATAAATGGTTTGCCAAATGTTATATTAATTCCAATAACTAAATACTCATCTAAATTTTACTTGCCAAATCTTGATATAAGTATTGGTGGTTCGACTTTGGCTTCATTGCTATCGGGCAAAAAGATATTATTTGTTAATTTAGTAAAGTCAGATTCTTCTGCTCCGAATTCAATTTATAATTATTCCACAGCGGTGACTAGCAATTTACTTGATGTAAATTCAATAGCTTTATATTCTGTGAGCGGCTCTGCTTGGGTAAAGGAAACATCTAGTTTGCCTCAAGTTAAAAAAGTATTTGCTACGGCTAGAAATCTGAAAGGAATATCTGGGCTATCAACCACGGAAATAGTAGGGGGCAATGAGTTTTTATATCTTCCAAATTTTAATAGATTCAATGTAGACATCAATAGTTTTATTGATAAATCATTTAGAGATTTTTATGTTTTTAATCCTTGCAAATATAGAATGTACATTGGCTCTAATAATTCGTTGCTAGGCAATGGAGCTTTGACAAGAGTAATTAGAAATGCCACTCAAAACTTGTTTACTGCATCTAGCTTAGATTTAAATGCTTCGTCAGTTTTTTCAGTGACAACGCTCAACTATGCAGAAGGAAGAGCGCCAGAAAATCTAACACAAACAGTAAATGAACTTTATCCAAATCTAAAATTTGGAGCAAGAATAAAGGTCATTCAAAATATAGGCAATAGCAAGTATACATATTTATTTAGATATAACTCAAAAAATAAAGCAGAAGAAATAATAATAAAAAACAGAGAATTCGGAGTTCTTGACCTTAAAGATTTAACTTCTTATGATGCTAATAGTAAATTGTTTATTTACGGCTCTTCTCAAGTAAACAGTTCTGGCAATTTCTTCGACTCGTATAGTTTGAAGCTATTAAACGCTGGGCTTCTTGGATCAGAAAAGTTCTATATTTACAATAATACACCTTATTATTTAAGCATCTTTTTTGATTTTGCTACAGAGACTTTTTGTTCTATACCGCCAAAATCTTTTATAGAAATAAGTGATTCCAGAGTTAGTTTCTTGGGGTCTTACGAAAAAGGAATTTATTATATATCAAAGAAAGATTCTTCTACGAACTATTTATTAAAAACTGATTTGAAGTTTTTCTTGAATGGTATTTATGATTACGTTAGTTTTGCTGGGGAAAAAGAGTCAGATAAAGATAATAAAAATATCATAATCACTCCTTTAATAAAAGACGAGACGTACGCTTCTTCTTATTATTATGCTGATCAAGCCATTATAGAAACAGTAGTTAATAATTTCAGAGGCATATATATAACAAATTTAGCTTCGATGAATTTAACAAATAATACTCAATCGTATAATTTGTTAAAACCAGTCTATAGAATAACAACAGCCGGGCATTATCTATTAACAGATAATAATAATGACTTGACGGTAACTGCACCAAGCTATGGGCAGCAAATTTTCTTGATAAATAATTGTCCAAGAGATATTTTTGTAAATATATTAAGTGATGAAAATAGAAGAAGAAAAGTCTATAGAAATTCAGTGATGATCGTAGAAGCTGGTCCGACAAGCGGAGTTGTTTCTAGATATTTGAAAAAAGCAAAAGCTAGGGACGAATTTTATTGCATATTCAATCCTAACACGGCGATATCGACACAGAGAGAAATAACTCTAAATTTGGGAATAATAAGAAATGAAGAGCTTTTGCCAATACTAGACGACAATCAAGTGGAGCAAAAATCATATGTTAAACTATTATCTAAAGATGGAACTTCTACGACAATAAATCTGGCTCTTAGAAATTACTATAATGGCAAAGACATACCAACGGATTCGCCTTCTAATGTGGTAGGATACGAAGTAGGAATCGGCCATGAAACAATTTATAGATTTTTATTCTTTGATGCCTACCAATCGACTTATACTTTGCCGGGCATACAAAATGGAATTAAATATCAAGTAAGCATAAGCCAGAGCTTTTTTGATAATATAAATATACCAACAGACACGGCGTTTACCAACACTACAGAGTTGCCTTATTTAAAATATAAAGGAAAGTTTTATTCAGATGGCGAGACATTTGTGGGAGAAGATGTAACAACTTATGAAATAAAGTATCCTAATTTCGTTCGTTTGTATAAAGTCGTAGAAGACATAGACAGGCCGTTTAATAAAGCCGAGGAGAAAGGGGAAGAAGGTGGGGCAGACGCAAGCATAACTGAAGAAGAAGAGGTCGCCGTGGATCAACTTGAGTTATTCAAAGCTCAAATTAGAAATGCGTACAAGTCAACTGCAAATAGTATTATAGCTTGGATACCAAGAGACCAGTCGGCTTTTTGGTTAAACTCCGATTACGTTGATGATTGGTGGACTATTAGCGCTATCGACAACAGCCAAACTATAACTATAAATCTAGAAGGCACAAATAAAACAATAACATTTAAAAGATGCGAGATAAAGAAGACGGGGCTTAGGTCTCCTATATTTAATTATAATTATTCGTTCTTTTCTGCTTTGAGCCCAGTTAGGCAGATGCCTGATAATAGACAGCTTACGATTGGCTTAGACGCAAATCTAAACCCAACTCAAATAAATAATATCAAAAAGCTATTGGGTCAATCTCAAACAGCCGACAATACTTTACTGCCACAAAGCGAAATGGAAATAGGCGGTCTTTATGTAGAAAGCTTGTTCCCAGAAAATACAGTAGATGCAAATTATAATATAATTAATAATTCTGATATAGAAGTGAATATAACAATAAGCAAGATAAAGAGTGCGCCAGATATTAAATTTGACGATTTCTCTAAATCTTCTGTAATTAAAATTATAAATAGAAAATAATATGTCATCTTTTTATGTAAGAGCTGATTTTTTTTATGCGGATAATGCTTTTTCTGATTCTTACGCTTCTATATTTAGCGATAATCAGTATTTGACTTCTCCTTCGGAGGCTTTTAACAGTCCAACTTATGTTAAGGGTGTAGCTAGAAATTATTTAGACCATCTCGGGGTGGCTAATAATGCTAATTTATTTTGGACTGATGCTTTGGGTTTAGATGGCGGCGGTACAGCTTTAGACATATCAAATCTTTACTTATCTGCCGGTTATAGATCAGGCCAATTAAAATGCGTTAGCGATAATGGTGGCGCTGGGAGTAATGGCGTAGGCGGGACCATGGGCAACGTGCAATTGGGAGCAGGAAATTTTATAGAAAGAAGAACAATAGTAAGCGCAGAAGCTCTTAGCGTATTTGAGGTCGATATATATTCTTATTCCGCGCTGCTAATAAATAAAATATATCATAAATTGCTTCCTTCTGGAGATGGTAGTTCTGCCACGATGCTTTCTTTTAATATGTCTGATATAGACATAAATAAAGTGCCTACAAATAATGTTTATATAAACTATAGTTATTGCAAAATTTTAAATTATAAAATTACTCCCACCGCATCACCCGCTACTTTTTACTATAAAAATTTAATTTTGATAGAAAATAAAAGTCATGATTATTTAGAAGATTTTTCTAATAAATTTTATTATGATCCAGGCACGCAAAGATATTATTTAGATGATCAACTAACAGAATGTTCGATCAAGTTAAGCGACTATTTTTGTCCTTTTATCCTTCTAGTTACGTCAGATGGATGGGTGACTAAAAGTGTTTTTCATGGACCAGTTTCTTTTCAATTAGAAAAAACTAACGACGCTACTTTAGAAAACATATCGTCTGAAATATCATTTGAATATGTTGACGTTTGCAATTCTTCAGTATCTGTAGCTCCTAATAATACAATAACATGCACAAGTAATGCTGGAGAAGTTTCCGTAAATGTAAATGGAGTAATAAAAATATTTGAAGATCAACAAATTTGTCCAATTAATGGAACAGCAAAAACAGTAATAGCAGTTTTTTCATTAAAAGCAGATCAAACACTAGAATTATACAAAAACTTCGCATCGGTTAATACAGTAAAAGCAGACATATGGGGATATAATTTTAGATATATAAAATATTTTGATGGAACGGTTTATCATGCTTTCAAGGATAACGGAAGCGTTGCTTCAGCGACTGTATCTTATATAGACCAAGTTTTAGATTTGTCAAAATACTTTAGCATTAAAGAAATTTCTGATGGAACGGTTCTATCCGACTCAGGAACAATAACAGCCATAACATTAAGATTCAGGGTTTTTAAGGTAGTAGAGACAGATGCTGATGGAACAGATTATTCTTTGGATATTCCTGTCGAAATTAAAATTCCAAGAATAGTTTCAATAGACGAGGACACTGAAGCAAAACAAATTATAATCAAAACTGATTTTGCTACAAGGTTAGTCTATAGATTTAATCAAGAATCAACCATTTCTGTGAACGTGACAGACACTGCTAATGGGACAAATCAAACAACAATAATAAGCTCGACAGGAAAAGTCGGGACTTTTTCTTGCAAAGCATTTAATTTCTATTATGATTTTGGAAATACAATAAGAAATCAATACTCAACGGACGAACAATCAATAGAATTAATTAGAAACATAACAATACCAGCTTTTACTTTAACAATAAAAATAGGAGGCGTAACAAAAACAATCTATGACGAAAATAGAAATTCGTCTAGTTCTTTAACATTTACTGACTTGTCTCAAGATCAAATACTTGACTATACTGTTTTTTCAGATTATATAACGGAGGGGGGATCTTACACATTCCAATTAGCTTATAGTTTAGTTAATACTAAATATTCTTCGATGTTTTTAAGATTAGGGAATGATCCGACTTTGAGGCCGATGGTTTTAAGCGCCGGGGTTTCTTCGGCAGTGATAACAAAGTCTAACTTATTTAGATTATTAGATAAAGAAAATAGAATAATTCTTTCATTTTTAGCAGATGGAGAAGTGCCATTTAATTTTCCTTTCACATTCTTAAACACTTCAGTTTCTAATCCTCCGGTTTGTAATTCTTTTTCTTTGTCTAGAGTGCAGCTTGATTACCCAAATGCGTCGATATCTTTTCCTTTGACTTATACTTATGCGGATGAGGTCGAATACTCTATTATAGATCAAAATGATCAGCAGCTATATGGTCCTATATTAATAAAAGAAAAATTTGATGATATAGAATATTACTTTACATCTGGATTGACTAGGCAAAGAACAATACAAATAAATAACATAAAAATAAATAATCAAGTTACATCTCTGAGGGCTAGAGCAACAGTTAGGAATATAATATCTGCAGCGAATCCATCTAAAGCAGAAAGCACTCAAACCTCTTCTAACTCATACTCTGTGCCGTCTAAAATAGGGGAAGCAGAAGTTATTTTATATTCTGATTATTCATCGAATATATTGAGTACAGAAATATCTGAGATAACAAAGGGAGAATTTTTTTGGGCGTTTTTGCAGTTAAAAGATGTTGATGGAAATGTAATTCCTGTAGGGAATTATTCTAGCTATTTGAACTCAAACTACAAGCCTGAAATTTTGCTACTTGAATCAGCCGACTCTAATAAAGACTTAGATGGTGTAATTTCAGAAAGAGTGACTGAATATATTTTTAAATTTAAAATACAAAACAGCACTCTTTTTAATGATACAGACGCTGTGTTCCAAGCTAAATATCAACCAATCCTAGACTCGGAGATACAATAATGCCAATAAGATTAACACAACAAAAATCATATCCAATAGCTGTAAATAGAGAAGACCCGGGAACATCTTCTTTGCCTACAGTGGGCCTAACCGTAGAAAAATACGAAAACAATTTAGATAAGTTTAATTTAATAATAATAGTTTTAAATGCTTCTTCGGCTGTTTTATCAAAGCAATTTTTTACTACCAAAAATGGAGATGAAGAACCCGTAGGAGAGCCAGAATTATTTGACGCACAAACTGTAAAGTTCAAGTCTTTTGAGGTAGACAGAGTATATAAAACTAGATTCATATTAACGGCTTCTAATTCTATTGGGACAGTATCCACCGAGCCTATTACCATAGATCCATCGAGTTCAACTATAACAGATTTACCAACAAGCGTCATAGAAAGCTTTTCTATAAAAAGAGAGCCTAAAACTTATGATTTAGTAAATGCGCAATTAGTGTTAGCGCCGACAGAAGAGTTCAATATATCTGCTTTATCAGGGTTAGAGCTTTTTTATAAGAGAAAAGACGCAGAAAGTTGGAAAACTATAATTCTAAGTAAGGATAAATATTTAGCTAGAAAAGATAGCAAAGGAAAAATTAGTGGTTATATTTTTAATTTTAATAAGCAATCTATAATAAGATCAGACTCTGGAGGGTATTTTGATTTTTATATAAAGGTTAGTTTTGATAGGTTTACGCCTCAAACTACAGAGCAAAAGACTCTTTTCTTTGATAACATAGACAATGCAGAACCACAAAGACCAATAGATTCTTCTATATCAACAAATATAATAGATGTAGTTAATCCAGCAACTTTAAGATACGAAATATATACTAAATTTTCTGAGGTTTATACAATATCAAATAATCGGACAGAATCAATTCAAGGTGATGAGATTACGAGCGCAGAACCCACTTATTCGCATGGTTTTTTAGATACTTCAGTTTTTAAAGGATTGGATATAGGAAATTATTATTTTACGAATGGAGTAGGAAATGATTTTTTCTACTATGAGCCTAATTATACAAAAACAAATAATGAAACAAAGGGGTATTTTTATCCAGCTTCAGTTACAGAAATACATCCATGTATAATAACTAACAAAGAAGGATTAGCTAATAAATCGATAGTTTTATTCTGGAAAATAAATGATGACTTTTTCGACTATTCTTTTTTTGAAAATAAAATATCAATTAAAACAACGCTTTTCCAGGTAAAATTACAATATAAAAGTGGAGCTTCTTATGTAGATTTAACTAAAGCAATAACAATAACAAAAGATCCAACTACGACTTCGGCTACGGAAAACAAAAAATTTGGTTTCTTTACCAAATCTCAAAAATTTGTTTTATCAATAGAGCGAGATGTGGATATTATCGCGGCGCAAAGATCTTTATTTGATAGAATAGACGAATTAGAAGATAACAAAAATGATAACTTAAGACTTCTGGTGGTAAAACATGAAGTAGAATGCACATCAAGTGGAAGGACAAAGTCTCTGAGTTTTTCTAAATTACTAATTCCACCTTACTGGAGATACATTGCTTACGATAAGTATGTGCCATTAAATGCCGAAACAAGAAGCGAAAAAGACAAAAAGATAAATTTAGACTTAAATAGCCCAGTTTTGAGGGGCATTAGAATACCTGAAGCTGGTTTTTATAAATATGATGAACTGAAAGGCATCACAACTTCAGATGGGAGATCTTCGTCGTCTACATTTGACTTTAAAATATTTTATAAATTAGCGTGCGAATATGATGTTTTTTACAGAGATCCAGTATTAGAAGGTACAGTAAATTCTATTCTTTTACCTTCAGTGCCTAAAGATGTATTCCTTATTCCTCCTACTTTAAAAATACCTCCTCCAAACTTAGTTCCTGAGTCGCAGGGCGGCAAGCGAGCAGAGGGAATAGTAAAGTTAAATGAATATGGAAAAATAGTGGGCATACAAATAACTGATCCGGGGCACGGTTATTCTTTATTCAAAAATTTACAAAGCAAAAGAGAGCAGACTTTCACAGACCTTGTTCCTTTTGTTAAAAGATCTTTCCAAATAGTAGCTAATGATTTAAATATAAACAGGAGCGTATTGGTTTTGCAGAATAATTCTTTTGATAGAGACAATCTAAAAGCGTCTATTGAAGGCGGAGTGAGACTGGCAAGCGTATATTCTGACAAACAAAGACTTGAGCAAAACAATGGAAATCCTTTTTCCGTAGAGCAAAAGGCTAGGCTCGATGAATATTTAAATTTTTCTATACCAGAAGAGCAGCCAAACTCAGAAAATTCTGTAGCTTTTTACGATCTTGACGCAACGCCAGAAGAGAAAGATGTGTCTTCTATAGGAATATTAGATGAAACTTGGAATATAATTTCAAAATTATATACAGATAAATTTACAAATCCACTAGAAAATAGCCAAATTTATACCGAAGATACGGACGCGGGCGTGAGCGAAGTGGAAGACTCGACGATTTCAAGCACAATAGAGCCAACAAAAGATTCTAGTGCTATAACTCCAGTTTCTTTAAATCCAAATGTAGAACAAAAGAGCGCTGATGGTGGGGTTCCAGAATTGTTTTCTTTAAATAATTTGACTGTTGTGCCAGATGGCAGCGCAGCAGTTTTCTCTACGAGCAGGTTTACTCCTCCTCCATGGCTCACGCTGCTGCCTCTTTCTGTGAGAGGAGATGGGCAATACGGCTTCGGTCCTTTGCCAAACATGCTGCCTAGAGCAGAGATGTTCAATAGACTAGTTATGGGGATAAATAATCTTAATGAAGTTAGAGTTATTTTACCAATGATTTGGGCTGTAGATCAAAAGAATTCTTATAATGCTTGGTTCGAGTCGTCTTTAGGAGATAATGAATTTGATTTGATTTCATTTAATACAAATGGAACAAAAGAAGCCCTAACAAATGAAGCTAGTCTTTATTTGCCAATAAACTCTTCTATTGCAGTTTCTGCTTCTAGAAGTGTAGGAAGAGTAGAATTAAAATCAGATAAAGCTGAGCCTTTAGGTTTGGCTCAAGGAATATATAAAGTTTCTTCTGAAGATTCAATGACTTTAAGCTTTAAGCCTTTCTTGCACCCTTTGATGGCGGGAGCATTTAAAGAAAGTTATTTAAGAACATTTAGAAGAAAAATATTAGGAATAGTTACAGAACAAACAACGTCTTGCGTTAATAATAGCGCGCCAATAGGAGTAGGGGGATATACAGCAATTGGTTGTCGTGGTTTAAATAATGATAGCTATGAAAAATATGTGCCTCCGGGGACTTTGCTCCCGACAGCTAATACTGTTCCTAATACTTATTTTCAATTTTATAATGCAGGCGGCACTATAGAAGCCAATGCAAGAGGAACGGCGCAAGCATTATCAGTTTCTAATGGGAGAATAAATGGAGAAGCTATATTCTGTACTTACGGATGCGGAGACTCTTATTCTAAAGCAATAGATTTTACATACGCAAATATGTTTCCAGGAACAATAAAAATATGAACTTAAATGACTTCAGCGATTTATTTAAAGAAGCAGCGAAGGTTTCAAAAAGTTTAAGCGGATCTGCGGTGAAAGCTGGATCAGCAATAGCTAATGGAAGACCGATAATATCTCAAAAAGACAAAGCTCAAGAAAGACTAGACATATGTAGTAAATGCAAAGACCTAGATAGAGATCTAGGTCGATGCACGATTTGCGGATGTTTCGTGTCGATGAAAGTAAAAGCCGACTACGAAAGCTGCCCTGCTAACAGGTGGTAATTAAGCCTTCTTAATTCTTTCGATAAGCTCGAAAATCTTTGGCTTAGAAAGGTCGTTGATAGATGTAATTTCTTCTGCCTTTTCGTACTTGTCTTTGACTAGTCTCTTTTGAATTTGCTCAAAAGAGATGTTCTTTTCTTTCATGAGATTGTAAAGAACAGTAGCAGGAGACATTGGATTTTCTGGAGCTGGCTCATCAACAACCTTTGTGCCGATTTCTTCTTGGCCGACAATATTGATCTTTAGAAAGTTTCTGACGCATCTAACGAAAGCTCTATTTTCGGCAATGGCAGCTAAGTAGTTTCTTGCAAAACTTTGAGTATTGTCGGGAGAGGCGTCAGCCAAGGCTTGGAAAGACACATCTACATTAGAAGTCTCATAATTGCCAATCCAATTAATATAGCAACTAGCAATTACGTAATTAGGCCCAGCTTCTGGCACATCATAAGAAACGCAAGTAAAACCTCTGATTTGAGCGAGTTCTTTAATGCCGCCCAAAAGAATCAATAGGTCTTTATCTTCTAGCTTCGAGATGTCGGTTTCTTGAGTTCTTTGCTTGTTAGGCACAAGGAACTCTGGACGGATCATTTTGCGCCAGTTAACGTATCCGTCATCATTAAATACGTACGGGATGGGAGGGTCTTCAAGAAGACCGTACTCATTTCTCTTGAGAACTTTTGGAGGAATACTCATCGGATGATTATGACCTACAGCTTCTCTTTTGTCAAGAAATAAAAATAGTCGGCCTCTTCTTTGAAAGCATCATCGAAAGAAGGCGGCAAAGCGCATTCCGCTTCTCTTACATTTGAGTGGCTCAAAGATGCTTTGGCGTTCCATCTGCTACAAAATGTTTTACTAGACTTTACCACGATTTTATTTACTTTATAATAAACTTTAGACTTATCAAGGCCGTCTAGAAAGCTTAAATCTAAAACATTTAATCTATTGATTTTTTTAAAATCTAGGTATTTGATTTTTTCTTTATCTAAATCTTCTCCGGTTAAGCCTGTTATAAGATCACAATCGATGCCTATTTTGCTTAATTCTGCTACAAAATTTTCTTCAGAATTTTTTTCTATTTTAAAGTATATTTTTTTGATATTTTTTCTATTGCGTAGTAGGATGTTTTTATCTATTGGCTTGTTCGTAACTATGAAGGCGGGCAAAATCTTAAGCTGCTTATCTAAATGAGCTTCAGAAAAAAGGTAATCCATTCTTATAATTATTTCATTTTTACCATCCGCTTTTATATCAAAAACATTATCGGGAATAATTTCTATGCTTTGAGTTGCGTAAACCCTGCCGATAGATATTGTGCTATCAAATTCAGGTTCATAGCCCAAAATCATTTGTATAATTTTTCTGGCTATTTCTTCCGGCCTAATATTATTTATTGGAGCATTAGTTGGATTTACAAAGTTTTTTCTTTTGTAATTAGAATGAATGATGCAATCATCTTCTACTAGAGTATTTTCTAAATAGTAATCATATTTAAGGTAGCATTGCTTCACGCCATACTCAGAACAGATTAGAGAGTATATTTTGGAAGCGCCGCAAAAGAATTTTGCTTTTTTAAGAAGATAGGTTTTTTGGCTTAAGTGAACGCTATTGTCAATATAAGTATGATTAAAGTGATACTTCTTGTCTTCCACAAATTGAACAATATTAATTTTTTGCTTTGATAGTATTGGTTCGATTAGCTCTATTACTCTGAACCAGAAACTGTAATTCCTGTTAGCATCAGCAGACTGAGTATCTAAAACTATAAAATTATCAAATGGCAGTGGATATATTTTTTCATAGATATGTCCTTTGCCGGGCTCTAAACCAGTTGTGGATTGAAAAGACTTTAATAGATTCATTTGATTAGAACAGAATGATGATTGTTGATTGAAAAATTATCTAAGCAATAACTCTCAAAGAAATTCTTTCTTAAAAATTCTGGATCAGAGAATTGCTTTGTTTGTATAAATGCTTCTTTTATATTAGTGTTGCCGGAGAATATGGGTTGGCTTTGCTCATTAGAAGAAACAAAGATGTGTTTGTTAGGATATTTTTCTTTTATAGAAGAAATTATTTTAGTGGATAAGAATATATTTTCTATTGTTGAATTTATAGAAACAAAGATTCTATCTTCTGGTTGGGTGTCTCCAAATAAGTCTTCTAATTTAAAAGTTCTATTTTTGTCATTTTCTTTACGAGCGACCTCTCTAAAGTATTGATCTATTGTTGGCCTTGAAACGCCGCTTTTAATTTTTTCAATCCAGTGAATCAAGCCGTCATCATTGTCAGCGATATCTCTCTTTAAGATTAAAGAGTATAAAGATTTTAGCCACTTGACTTCGTCTTCTGTGTCTGGTATAGAGGCGTCTGGATCGTTAAGCTTGGGCGGATCTTTTTCCGTAGTATATTCTTTGACATCGCAAGAATCCAAGAACTTTTCGATTTTTTGACCAACGCTATCTACAGAAAAATTATCAATAGCCCATTTTCTAGCGGCTCTTCCCATTTTGATTCTTTGTTCTTCAGGCATAGAAAAAACTATACCTAATTTTTCAGCAATAGAATTAGGGCAAGTGGAAGCTTTAATAAACTCTGTACCAAATTCTCTATATTGACTCCATTCAAGCGGGATAGAGTTCGCTTCAGGAACACACATCTCTTCTCCGCAACTATAATTAGTTACAAGAGTAATTAATCCAGTTAATTTTGCTTCTTGTATGGGAATTTCTTGGCCTCCGCTTGTGAATGGATGACAGTAAACATCCATCAAATTATAAACTTCATTGAGTTGCGCCTCAGTAGTTCCTAAAGATGTAGAAGTAGTAACGCAAGACTTTTCGCTTTGGCACTTCTTGCAGTTTACTTCGTGACCGTCGAACGAGCGCACATCGTAGTTTCTGCACTTTTTGCAAATATAAGTGGTTAATATTTCAGTTATATCTACTCCGGTTTCTTTGCACAGCTTTTCAATACCCCAGCCCTCTTTCCAATGTGTATGAAAAAGAAGTTTGGCTTTACATTGAGGATTTTTCTCTTTGAAAATTTTAAAACCTTGTAGAAGATTTGGTACAGACTTTCTTAATTGATTTCTAAAAACGAAACCAATTATAAAGTCATCATTAGAAATATCGTTCTTTTTTCTTATACTTCGTTTATCTTCTTTTGATAGAGGCTTAAAGTCGGAAATGTCGATTGCTCCGTGAACAGTTTTAACGTGAGTATGCCCGAGCTTATGCATTTCTTTTTCAGCAAAACTAGACCACACCCAATAATTTTTAACTTTAGGAGCAGCAGCTACGGCAGAAGGAAGAAGCGGTAAAGAATCTAAAGTAACCCAAAGTACATGGTTAAGCCTATTGAACCAAGGCTTTTCGATGGCATAATCTACTCCCCAAAAATCTTGGACGCCAATATATATATCTGGCTTTTCTAATTCTATTACTTTGTCTAACTCAAACGCGCCATAAGAATAAAGCCTGCTTTTATCTGAGTTTGTATTTGCGTCTTCTAAAGCTGCACCGGAGGTAGGATAAGAGCCGTAGCTTTTCCAGGGAGTTCTTTCTAGCTCTGGATGGTTTAATGTTAGGCCGCCACTAAGAGATACAATTTCATACTTGCCAGTCTTATATAAATAAGAAAGAATGGCCTTGGTATTTCTACCAAAGCCAGTCTTAGACAAAGCAAAATCGCTGTGATAAAGTATCTTTTTCTTTTTTACCATAGATCGTCATCCGACGATTCCTGCTTCGGAGCCTCCTCTTTCTTAGGAGAGGCTGCTGGAGGAATAGCGGCTGATCTATTATCTTGATCTAGTGAAGCCTTTTCAAAACTTTTAGCTAGAGCATAGCAAAAGAAAGACTCAAGACGTACTCCCTCTCCAAAAGTAAAGCCAATTAGAAAAGACGTCTTGTCTTGAGCGTTTTCCTTACTTTCCTTGGAGATTGAAAAAGAATAGCCTACTTGAGCAGTCTTGCTTGGGTCATCCTTGGTGGGTCGAACATAAGGCGAGAACTTGATTCTGGTTACTTGTTTCGCAGAATCATGGAAAGCTGAAACTTCTCCATTACGACGGACGGCAGAAATAATATCAGCGGCCTCCGTTAGGCTGAGCTTTACAGAGCAAGACGCCTTTGGGTTTTGAGCATTACCAGCGAATGATCCTCGCTTGGTTTGATCATCCCAACTGGCTTGCTTGATCATATTGACAAAAATACAGTCATCCTTGGCAGAATATTTAAAGGAACAACCGCAACCAGTATTCTTAGAGTTAGGCTTGTAGAATTGAAGCATACGTTATATGATGAGGGTTTTACTCTTGATTGTCAAGATTTTTTTCTTTCAGTTCTGATAATTTTGTGTAGATTTTGAGGGTTTGGATACCTATTGTGTCGCCGAAAATGCAGTCTTTTTTCTTTTGTCCTTTAACGATAACTATATCGTCTTTCTCAGGTAGTTTATCACCATTTGCTGATTTATTAAATTCTATCTTATCATTGAAAGTAAGAATTGGGATGGAACCAAATTCATCAGAAACAATCATCTTAAATGTTTTGGTTTTCTTCTCGTTTTTAGATATCCATTCGGATGAATCGTCAACCTTGCCAACCACATAAACTGTCTGATTATCAGAGCATTCCAAAGCCTGAGAAGTTGTGATTAGATTTGGCATTTTTTGCGAGAATATGCCATTGAGAGATTTGTCGTAGCTATAGCCTAATAGCTTATTTTCATAAAACCAGTTTGCAAAGCTTTCTGATTTATTATTCTGCTGATAGATCTTTAAATATGGATCATATTTCTTTTTAATGGTGGCTAAACGGGTTTCTTTGATAAGAAGTTTACCGTTCTCATTTTTGGTCTCTGAAAGTTTTTTAACAGTTTTAAGAAGATCGTTTTCGCATTGAGGGCCATACTCCATGGCTAGGACTTTCTCTTTATCTGTTAATACATTCCATAGCTGAGCTTCTAGGACGACTCTGCTTCTTGAGCTAGAGAAGCCGTCAAGCGCACCAGCTTGAATCAACGCAGACAATACGCCAATAGACAAGCCGACTTCTTTAGCTGCTTGGAAAACTTCAAATTTACTAGATTGCTCACTCTTGAAAAGCTTGAGCTTATCCATTGTCTTCTCAGAAATGCCCTTAATAGAAGAAAGGCCAAATCTAATATTATTGCCTTGAATAGAAAAATCTGTTTCTGATTTTAAGATATGAGGCCCAAGAAGTTGAATGCCAAAATGACGCAATTCCTTTTGAATCTTAGATATTTCTTCCAAAGGAGCAGGTTCGTGCTTCGTCATCTCAAGCAAAGCCAAGAAGAATTCTTTGGAGTGCTTGAACTTGAGATACACTGTACAAGCCGCCAAAGCAGCATAGCTCATTGAGTGAGACTTATTGAAAGAATAATTAGCAGAATTTTCAAGAATACGCCATAGAATATCTCCGACTTCTGGGGCTAGATTATTCTCCTTGATTTTATCGGAAATCTTTTCTTTCCATTTCTTCACCTCTTCAACCTTCTTTTTACCTACGATACGCCGAAGAACTTCTGCTTCGTCTAGCGTGAATCCGATTTTATTAGACATTTTCATCAACTGCTCTTGATAAAGAGCAACGCCGCCGCTCTTGCTAAGTACAGAGTCGAAGAATGGGTGGATCGGTTCGTAAACATTATTATTTGTAAAGTTAGCGTACTGATCTACGAACTCTAATGCTCCAGGTCTAGCCAGCGCCAATACACCGCTAAGTTCTTCTAGGTTTTTAGGTTTTACCTTTTTGCATACCTTAAAGTTCGTTTCAGCTTCAATTTGGAAGCATCCATGAGGAGTTTTGAGATCTTGAAGTTGCTGATAGATTAAAGAATCATTAAAATCAATATCAGAAACTTTAATCCCGACAAGCTTGCAGACTCTATCAACAATTGAAACGCTTCTAAGGCCAAGCAGGTCTAGTTTTACATTGAAGATGGAAATCCAATTCATGTCATAACTAGATACCTGTTCTTTGTCGCTGGTAAGTTCAACAGGGCAGCTTTGATCTATCGGGTAGTATGAAAGCATCATCCCGGAGGCGTGAACGCTCTTATTCTTAATAAGATTACGCAAACGCAAAGCTGTCTTATAGGCTCTTGGATTATTGTCGCACCAAGTTTGAAATTCTGGGACTTCGGCGTAAGCCTCTTTCAAGTCTTTCACTTGGCCGAACACCTTTGGAATCAGAGAGCTTACATCGTTCATTTCTGATTCCTGCTTCTCCTCAATGATTTTACCGCATTCTTTGATAAGCAGTTTGCCGCTCAAGGTGGTAAGAGTGAGGATTTTCGAAGTTCTGCCAGAGAAAAGCTGGTCAAGATACTTAATTACTTTATGGCGATTATAATAACAGATATCGATATCGACATCGCACATCAAGGATCCGTCAAGATAAGTGATTCCATCTACTACCTGTTTCTTTGCGCGAATCTTAGAAATGAAACGCTCAAAGAATAGTTCGTATTTAATTGGATCTACCTTCGTGACGCCAAGTAAATAAAGAATAAGACTACCAGCAGCAGAACCGCGCCCAAGGCCGACAGGTATGGAATTTTCGTTACAGTAGTTAATAACAGTCCAAACCAAAAGAATATAATCAAGAAACCCAAGTTCTTTAATGGTCTCAAGTTCATATTTTACTCTTTCCGAATACTTTGGAAAGTCTTCTTTGGCGATATTTAGTTTCTTGAAGTTGGTTCTGCATACCTGCATCAAGAAATCGTAGTTAGAAGAATCTTCTTTTAGCCCATATTGCTTTTTTAAGCGAGACTCGATATTGAATTCAGGCAATCTAACGCCATGAAAAGGCAGCTTGACATTAGAAAAATTATCGTGAAAGTTGCTCATATTTCGACTTGAAATTTAATTTTGTTCCAGACTTTTAAGTTAAGCTCCAAATCTATTATAGCGTTGTGGAGATTATCATAATCATGATCGATATTATAGTCTTTACCAAGTGCTGTTAGATTTGTCTTGATTCCTTTTTTATAAGTGTGCAGTAATTTATATTGATATTCTACAAGGGATTCCTTTTGGAGTTTTGGAATCCCGTACTTAATTCCTTTAGCTAAGCAGTTGGTGTCTAAAATTTTGTCAACTAAATGATTCGACCTTAATCCTTTCAACAGGTACATCTCCTTTATGAGATATAGATCGAAGCCAAGAATATTGTGACCGACAATATAGTCAGCAGAGTCAAGCCAATCCCTAACAGTATCAAAGATATCGTCAAATTTCTTGCCAGTTGTTTGGATAAGTTGTTCCGGATATCTTGTGATTCGTCTTGCATCGTCTGATATCTTAAGGTTGGTTTCCCATTTGATCAAGAAATCTCTTTCGTCAACCTTTTTGCCGCCAACAGTATGCAGCATCGCAATCTGCCAAGGAAGATTTTGGCAGAAGTTAAGGCAGAGATTCAAAGTCTCGCAATCAATAAAGACAAGCTTTTTAGACTTATCAAATCTCAGTAGTTCATTTTCCATATTTTTCCTTGAATGACTCGGCGCAGAATTCGTTTGAAGAGCAGTGCTCTAAGTTGGGTTTGCTCAAAGTTGTTCTTTCTGAGATGCACCTAAAAGTAAGGTATGCCAAGAAATCTTCTTTGTTTTCGTAATAAATAGACTGAGCTTTGACTACAAGATTTTTATCAGGAACTATTTCCTCTACTTTCTTCTTTAATATACCATCAAACGGAAGATTATTATCTTCAATAAAATAGGTTGGATTGCAAAAGCTGAAGTCAGGGGCGCAAATGCTGTAAGTCAAATTGTTTTTGTAAACATAAGAGTCGTAGAATGGAATGCAAAGCAAAAGATTCTCATTATTCCAAAGCTCTCTTAAAGTTTTACAGTCTATTCTCGGATAATAGTAAAATCCATTAGTGCTTGCTACGGTAGATATCTTAATAAGATTCTGATAGCCTTCTGATTTTTTAATGAAGACTATTATCTTGTGCTCTTTCTCTCTGGATTCAGCTGTTTTATTATTGATGTCGTCGCAGACAGTCAAGCGAAGGCCAAAAGTAAAATCTAATTTGGCGTCTTCACAAGATTTGCAAGCTTCAAGGAAGCCAGAAATAGAATCATCTACTAAATATATTTTACTAAGATTTAGTTTTTTAGCAATGTCTATTACAGAACTCGGTTCATCAGGCTCGCTTGATCCGGCTTTCGCAAGAGTTAGAACAGATTTGCCAAGACTATAGTGAGACTTAAATAAAGGGACAGCCGAGTACATGATGGATTATGGCGTGGTTTTCGGAGAGAGTCAATCAGAAAGTTGGGTCATCCTTGCGCCAGAAGGGGCAGCCTTTGTAGTCTTTTTTGTTTATTAACTTTACCTTTGCATCATTAATTAGATCTTCTTTTTTAAATGAAGACTTTATAAATTTATCATTCTCGTCAACCCCAACGTAATAAGTAACTGGAGATCTCGACGGGCAAATCCACTTGCCGGGGACATCGCTTCCACACATCCATTTTTTCTTTGGCGAGCTTGCAGCAAGATTTTCGATAGCTTTCTTTTCATCAAAAGAAGAAATATAACCAGCTACATAACTTAGATAGGCCTTAAAACCTTCTAGCTGTTCTGCGGTTGGTTTCGGGGCTTCTTGAATCGGTTGCTTTTTAAACTTAAGAAATATAAAAGATACGTCAGGAATGTGCCCCTTAGTTTTAAATACAGCTAAAGAATACATCAAGTTTTGAAGATTGAAGTCAATTTCTTCTTTAGAGAATTTTCCCTTGCTTGATTTGTAGTCGTATATTTTATATTCTGTGTCGCTGAATTTTGCGAGCTTGTCGATGAAGCCATTGATGATGTAGTCTTCTTCTTCTAGCTTGAACTCAGACTCTGCTTCTACAAGTAACGCTCCGTTGCAAAAAAAGTCGCTTTGAAGACCAGTCTGAATCATGTTATAAATCAGATCTAGATTTTCTTCATCATCTACTTTTAGTTTTTTAGCGTGTTTTAGAATAAGTCTATGAATAGCTGGGTTTTTAATCACGCCAGCTTTACCAGAGCATAGATCTTCAAAATATTTCTTGTGTCTGTCAGTTAAGAGAAGCTCAAAAATTAAATGGCAGATTGTTCCTCTAGATGCGCCAGAGTTTGATGTATCTGGCAGCTTAAGGATATATTTAGTATAGTAAAGCCAACTGCAACCTTCGGCAGTTTTGATTTTACTAGCGCTTAGCTTTACTTTTTCTACGTTGCTCATTGGATAGAATTATACCAGTTAAAAACTAAAGATCTATCTTTTAAATGCATTTCTCCAAAATCTTTTGCTCCGAAAGGAAGCTTGATTTGCACTTGACTTGGATCAAAGTAATTTAAAAGCCTTTGCTGCGCTGATTCTGCCGCCAGATTTCCGGCAGCATTATTAAAAGAGTCGTCGTTGAAAGCAATGATAATTTTTTTAGGATTATAGCCAATCAAAGAGTAAATAATTTTAGGAGAAAGGTTTAAACCAAAAGAAACAATAGAATTATTAATTCCATTTTCTCTAAGCGCCAGCATATCGCCTATGCTTTCTACTAAGATAATTATTTTAGAAGACTTGATGTCTTTAGCATTAACCTTTAGCGGGAAGGCCCACTCTTTTTTATCTCCAATAAGCTTCCACTTAGGTCGTCCTTCTAGACTTGTTTTAGAAACATCTCTCCCAGCGAATCCGACTATCTCATCTTTGCAGTTAAAGATGGGAAAAACATATCTATTAAACATCTTGCCTGTAGAAGCAACGCCTCCTTGGAACGGTTGCAAGGTTTGAGTTGAAATACCTCTTCCTTCCCAATAAGAATCGTCTCTTGAGAGCTTTATTAATAAAGATTTATCGAAAACAGTAGTTTGGGTGGTGGTGACTCTTTGCTGGTGGTCTTCAGAATAAGATGTGTCTATCCCTTTCTCAGAAATCCACTTTTTAGCATCGTCAATCGTTTTAAGTTTTAGGGTAAGTTTTACTAAATCTTCAATAGAACCGCTAATGTTTTCTTTGAAGTCCACCCATTGGCCAGAATTCTTCCAAATTCTAAGAACATTATCGTTACCGGAATCTCTATAAAGAGGTCTTGTCCGATATTCTCGGCCATGATCAGTTAAAACATATCCTATGTCAGTAAGTATTTTTCTTACAGATTCGCAGTCATTCATAGAACTTCGCCATCGCCAGAATCATCAAGCTCAGGTTTCAACGCTCTCGCAGACAGAATATCCTCAAGCGTTCCAGTCTCTTGAACATTAAAATTATTAATGTTAAAGCTTATATAGTTAGGCATATATTTAACTTTTTTGCCTTCTTGGATTCTGACTAAGTCGTGATGGCCAGCAGAATCTTTTCCTTGAAAGCGGGTGGCAAGCGGTATGAGCTTATGAGAACCAAATTCTGGGCCGTCGTCAGCTATTTCTTCAACACTTTTGCGTCTAAAAATAGCTACAAATGAAGCGAACCATTGCAACCGATCAGACTGAGAGATCGCGCTGCTATCATCAACGCCGCTTTCTGCGCTACGATTTAATTGGCAAGCAGTAAGAATGGGAATATTAAGCTCAGAGCAAAGCTCCTTTAAGGCATTGACTTTTTCGCCGATTAGCTGATATTCTTGTTTATTCTTATCTGATTCTCCGGTTAATTTAATATAATCGTAAACAACAACACATTGATTGCCACGACCTACCTTCGAGAAATACCAGCGCTTGACAATAGAAACAACCTCTTCAATTGGTTTGCCTGCGACTTGTAAATGATCGACTTGATTATTAAGAGCACGAATTTTATCCTTACTTTGCTCAAACTTTTGATATAGATTATTGTTCTTTTTCCAGTTTCCAGTTTCAAGATACCATACTGGAATTCCAGTCAAAGATGAAGCTATTCTAAACTTCATATCTATGGTAGACATTTCTGTATCAAGAACCAGCGCCTTGCATCCTTTGTTAATTGAAGTAATTTTGATGGCGAGATCATTTAGGATCGTTGACTTGCCATGCTTTGGCCTGCTTACCCAAGCATACAGATTGCCGGGTCGAATTCCGCCATAGAGGCGATTAAAGTTCGCGTAAGGGCTTGTTAGGCCTGTGTCTTCGATGGGGTTGTTGCCGCGCTCTTCAATAATTTCAATGACATTATTAGTTATGTCTTCTGGTTTATTATTTTCAGAGGCGTAGGTGCAAATTTTGCTATTGTAAATCTTATCAGATTCTGTAATGATTTCTTCAATTGGCTTTTCGGCGCAAGAATTAGCAAACTTTTTGATCTCGTCCCCGGTCTGCTCGATTTCTCGCCTGACGCGCAGTTTAAGCAACTCTTTAGCGCCTTCAATAAGACCAGCCTGAGAGGTTGGTATCAAACAGATGCTGTTAACATAACTAAAGATATCAATAGATTGATCCTTAAATGTAATCCCAAGATTCTTGCATTTTTGAGAAATCAAGATCTTGTCAATCTGCTCGCCTTTGTTAAACGTTTCCTTGAAGACGCAGAAGATGGTGTAATGCACATCATTAATAAAATCACTTTCATTAATAAAGCTTTCTATGTCAGCGAAAGAAGCTGGATGTCTGATAAGACCAGACAAGACGTATTTTTCTACCTGTAGCGAGTATATGGCCATTAAAGAATTATATTAAATTTATCCTTAAAAAACTGAGCGGAAAGATTTTTGACTTCGTCTTCATAAATTTCCACAAGTTGGAACTTATTTATAGATAGCCACTTCTCTTTAGCTACATCTCTTTTAATAGATTTAAGATAGTTTAGACGAGACTCACCATGAAAAAATTTATTATATGAAGTGTGTTGCTTGCCGTGTACTTCAACGGCTATTCTGAGGGTAGCGTTGACGATATCTACTTTCAGTCTAGAGCCAAAGACGGGAAACTCTTCGTATACTATATGATTTTTCCAGTAAGTCCTTAAGAATTGCTTTGTGTTGAATTGTACTTTGGATCGAGAATTAGCGTCCCAGTCAATCAAATATTGAGAGACATTTTTGCTAACTATCTTTCCGTACACATTGTAAAGCTTCACTTTTTAAGAGCGCTTATAAATTTATTGAATAAATACTGTGTAATGTCTTGATGCTCTTCAAGGAAATTTTTAAGATTGGCCTCGCCTTGATGTTGTTTTGGCATCTCAAGACTATTGTCAGCAAGTTCTTTGATAAGCTCGTCGGTAATGGTAATCCACGCTCCTTTGGCGTGGGCAAATTCCCAAGCTAAAAGTTGGTCTACGATTTCGTATTCCACCCAAACACTAGAGCCGTTAGAGCGTCCATATTTGATTGGATAGCGGACCTCTCTACCAGACTTTTCATTAGGCGTCTTTCTAAAGACTATCTTGCACCAATGACCAACAGGGTTGCCATCGCCTTTAGCGTTAGCATAAATAAAATCTTTATTCCACCGCTGCTGGAATTCAAGGATCCAATCGGAGTAGTGCAGAGCAGCATTTCCGCCGCTTGCGTTAGTGACCTTTGGGTCGCCTTTCTCGTACGGGTTAATCTTGATCGAAGATCTAACTTGAGAAATAATGAAGCAAATATGGCCTCTAGAAGAAAAGGCCGCAGCCATCTTGCGCAACAGATCTGATGTGAGCAAAGCCGCTCCAGCGGTTTTGTTCGCTTCAGTAGCAGACTTGGCTAGATCATTTCTGGGAACCAAAGCGTCGAGGCTATCAATTATAAAAAAGTAAATGTTGCCTTCATCATTATCTTTAATCAATTCGCGCATTGTGTCGGTCACAAACTCATAATCGTTTGTAGGAATGACTCGCCATTTTGCTGGATCTGTATCAACACCAGACCTAGCGACCATATTTTCGCTAAGACGGCCCTCTGATTTGATATAAATAATACAACCTTTCTCAGGGTGCAATACTTGAAAATTACGGGCGAAGGCAAGAGCGTTGCTGGTCTTGCCGCCTTCAGTGATTCCAGAAGACCGTACTATACCGGGGTGAATGCCGCCGCCCATTTCAATATCGAGAGTCAAGCTGCCGCTGCTGACGATATAATCAATATTATTATCAAAAGCATAATGGTGATCTTTGTTGCGGCTTAGGATGCTATCTAGAACCTTTAGTTTTCCTGAAGCGTTTGATTCTTCTGCTACTTCTTGCACTTCTTTCTTGGGTCTTGCCATATTATTTTTTGTTAAAAAGATTTAAGAACTCTTTGACTGAGGTTGGTTTTTTATTTACTTCGACTTCTGGGGCAACAGGTTTATCTTCTAGAATTATTTTCTCCTTTTCAAAAGAAAGGGATTGATATTTTTTGATGTCTCTTAGAAAATTTTTCCCGTTTTCGCCCAAAAACCAAACAAGCGATATAACTTTGGTCCTGCCTCTAAGGCTCATGAGCCACTCAAAGCCATGCTCTTTAATAAGCATATTTGCGATTCGCATCTCGTTAGGCCAATTACAAGACTTAGTTTCTAATAAAAAATTTATGATTAATTGTTGTTGCTTGCTTAGACTTCTGGGCTTTTTGGTTTTCGCAGTCACCCGCCTAGTATTGCCTGATCAAGCCGATTTGTCAAGGAGAGATATGTCGTGGGCGACCATCTTTTTCACCAGACCTTGGAAATCAGTTTTTGGAAGCCAATTAAGTTCTGTTCTGGCTGGCGTAGAGTCTCCCATCAATAAATCGACTTCTGCTGGTCTGTAAAATTTTTCATTTACTTTAATTAAAACAGAAGACAATGGATCATTTGCGATGGCGTACTTTGTAGAAATACTATATTCTTCTAAAATTCCAGTTCCGTGCCAAACTCCTTCAATTCCAATTTCATTAAATGCAATTTCAATAAATTCTCTAATAGAATGAGTCTCGTCGCTAGAAAGAACATAATCTTTTATGTTTTTAAGTAAATTTTTACTATAAGATTCTTCTCTATAAAGTTCTGGTTGAAAATCTTCTTTTCTATAAATTTCTTGATTTAACATTTTCCATACACCATCAACAAAATCTTCAGAGTCGGACCAGTCTCTTTTAGCATCTAAATTACCTAATTCTATCGGATTAAATGTCTTATTATTTTTAAGAGCGTGATATATTCTAGCAACACCCTTTGTTATCTTTCTGGTTACAAACTCTTCTCCTCTCTTAGTTCCTTCGTGATTAAAAAGAATTCCATGTATAGCGTATAAGTTATAAGACTCTCTGTAAACTTTAACAGCATGTCTTGCAGCAGCTTTGGATGCACCATATGGACTCCTTGGGCGGATGGGGTGGGTTATGTCTTGGGGAATAGCAGAAACGTCGCCAAATTCTTCACTAGATCCAGCAGAGTAAAATCGGCAGTTTGGCTTAAATCTTCTTATAGCTTCTAAGCATCTTACTACGCCTGTAGCGTTAGTGTCGAATGTCTGAAGCGGAATATTCCAACTACATCCTACAAAACTTTGAGCAGCAAAATTAATAAAATAATCTGGCTGGATTTCTCTTACTAGATTATCTATGCTTACGCTATCCGAAAGGTCTCCATAAACCAATTTAAATCTAGAATCTCCAATAAAATTTAAACAATTTATAAAATTTGGATTAGAGCTTCTTCTAATCATTCCATAAATTTCAGCGGTAGTATTTTTTAATAAATACTCCACCATATTGGCGCCATCTTGGCCAAGTATGCCTGTGACAATAATTTTCATTAGAATTCAATTCTGCCGAGGATGATATCTTTTAACATTACCCAATCTGCGGCTTTAGCCCAAATAGGATTCTTAAAAGCAGCTGGCTTATTTTTCTCAATGAAAAAATGACCGCTCCATGCAAATGGGTACACTACGAAAGGAAGAGCTATAAACAACGGTAAGAAAAACAAAGACTTCCAAAACACCAAATAAACACACGCAATAAAATAAGCAATCGTGACTAATTGCCCAAGAACATGAAGTCTTCTGTTCCATTTATTTTTGTGCAAAGTCAAATACATTTGGTAATATTCTTTGAATGTCATAAATTATTTTTTAATAAATCACTTGATGAATATATTTTAGGCAAATCTAATACGATTTCAAAAATATTATGAGCTTTACATGTTTCAGATTCTGCCGATACGAGGTTGCCTTCCTTTCTATCTCCGCTATTAAAAAAGTACATTTTATATTTAGGAAACATCTCTCTTATTTTAATTAAAGTAGCGCATTGAGTTTTATCTTTGTCAATGGAAATAGTAGCTATATCAACAGATTTTAATCTAGAAACGATTTTTCTTCTATGCTCTTCGTCCATGAAGCGCTTGCTTCCTTTCAAAAAAACTTGTAAATCGCTATTGACTATAGCTATCAAAAGGTCGCAATTATCTTTTGCGCCATCGATATATTCTATATGTCCATAGTGTATTGGATTAAAATATCCAGATACGATACCGACTCTAAAATCATTTAATGGATGATCCATATGAATTATCAAAGATTGTATAAGCTCCATTATAGTCAAAATCAAATTCTAAAATATTATCTGCAAAAATTTCTGATATTTTTTTCTTAACGGAGGGGTCGCATAAAACCAAGACGAATCCACATCCTCCAGCTCCTAGCAATTTAGCTCCATAAGCCCCAGCGTTCATACATGAAGATATTATAGACTCAACAGATTTGGTAGAAACATGGCTGGAAATTTTAGATTTTTCGAGCCAAGCATTGTACATAAGATTTCCCATAGATTTAATGTCTTCGGAAAGTAAATGATTATAAGCTTCGTAAGCCAATTTCAAGATTGGCATTTTATCTTTATTTTCGTGAGATTTAGCTACGTTATCAGAAATTCTTTGCTCGTTAGAATAAATTAGAATCATTGAATCGCGGAGATGCTGCTTGAATTCATTTGTGATTGGCAATGGTTTTACAAAGAAGTTTCCATTTTTTTGTATTTCTATCGTATTTAAACCGCCATACGCTGCCCAAATCTGGTCTTGGATTCCTCCGCTTTCTTTGAGAATATTCCTTTCTATTTCTATAGCATCTTTTGCTATTTGTTTTTTTGATATTTCTTTGCCTAAAAAGGTTCTTAAAAGATGGCTCATGCCGACGCAATAAGAAGAAGAGCCTCCTAGGCCAGTTCTAGATGGAATATCAGAAAAAGAGATAAATTCTATTGATCCATTTACTCCGAAATATTTTAAAGTTTCTCTGATCAAAGGATTTTCTATATCTCTTAAATCTTTAACTCGTTCAAACTTAGAATAACTTATGGTGCTGGCTTCTGATAAAATTTTAGGCTTGTTTCTGATAGAAAGATATGCATATTTATTGATAGCACACCCGAATATAAAAGAGCCATGCTGCTCATAAAAATCAGCATAGTCGGTTGATCCGCCAAAAAATGATACTCTAAATGGAGATTTGACTAAAATCATGAAGGTAAATCATTTACGATAGAAGTAAGCTCTGTAATTCGCTGTTTTGGAAGTTCTGGGTAGTTTCCAATGTACCAGCCAAAGTTATGGCAGTGATCAGTTATTGGAAAATTAAGATAACTATTTCCAAATAATCTCTTAAGATAGGGTTGACGTAGTTGGTTGCCTCCGCCAGACAAACCTCGCCTAAACTCAATACCTGCATTGCGCAATGCTGTTTCTACATTAATTCTTAATGCCCAATCTGGTTTTTTTAGAATTAACGTGAAAGCGTAATTAGAGTTGCCTACTCTGTCGAAATCAACGAAAAACTTTTCTGGGTTTAAATTATTTAAAAATATATCTAAATTTTCTGCTCGTATTTTATTATTTTCGTCTAGATTTTGTATTTGATTTAGGGCTAATATAGCGTTGATTTCTGTTGATCTAAAATTATGAGCAGCTTCTAGGAAAACGAAATCTTTATTAAGATCTGGATGTTCATTTAAAACTTTTTGCTTTAAACTTTCGTCCGTGGTTTCTCTAAGCATGCCGTGAGATCTAAAAGCTCTAATTAATTGATATATGTCATGATTATTTGTGCTTATCATCCCTCCTTCGATAGAGGTCATGTGATGGGCATAATAAAATGAAAAATTAGAAATATCACCAAATGTGCCGACTTTTTGGCCTTTGAATGTGGCCCCATGAGACTCACAAACATCTTCAATCAATAAGATATTTTTTTCTTTGCAGATTTGGATTAGCTCATCTGAAATACCGTTGTATCCAAGGATATGTATTAAAATAATAGCTCTTGTTCTGGGTGTGATTTTCTTTTTAACATCTTCGATATCGAGGGCAAGGTTGTTTAATTTAATATCGCAAAAAACAGGAGTAAAATCATTTTGCAAAACGGCAGCGACGTCTGAAACCCACGCCATAGGGGGAACAATGACCTCTCCTCCTTGAGGGAATTTATGCTTAAGATAAAGCAAAGATAGCTCATTCGCTGCGCTGCCCGAGTTCACCATCACGTTGTATTTAGTACCCAACCATTCGCCCCACTTTTGCTCAAACTCTTTTACTTTCGAAGCGTTGGTAAGAATAGGCAGCGGGTCTTGAGACAAAAAATCAATAATAGCATTCGCGTCTGAGCGAGAGATATTGTTGTGCATTAATGGCCATTTTATATTCATAGTCTTATGTTGGGATAGTTTTTCTCGAACCAGTCGTAACTAATTTTAACAGCTTCTTCGATGTTTGTAAAATTAAAATTTGGAAATAAGCTGTTGAATAAAGATAAATCGGATTGTCGATTTCTTTGGCCGTTGGGTTTAGCACCATTGAAAATGACCTCTCCTGCAAATCCTGAAGCTTTAACAAGCATATCTACAATATCTTTTATAGAATACTGTTTGTTTCCAGCTATAGTTAGTCTTTCAGGTATGTTGCTTTTCTTTAGCAAATCAACCAAAGCTAGGGCAAGATCATCGGCAAAAATAAACTCTCTAAGGGACTTGCCGTCTCCCCAAACTTCTAGGTTAGAGTTGTTTTTTTTGGCTAAATAAATTTTGTGTATTAAGCTCGGAAGAACATGCCCGTGTTGCAAATTATAAAAATCATGAGTTCCAATTATGTTGGAAGGAATAATAGAGCAATAATTTTTAATATTGTGCTGGTGTTTGTAAGCTCTTATTTGAACATCAACCATTCTTTTCGCAAAAGCATAGGCAAAATTTCCAGAAAATGGAGGCCCATTATGCATATTCTCTTCTTTAAGAATTTGAGAGTCATCTGGGAAAACGCAAACCGAAGAAAATGCTAAAAGTTTTTCTACATTATATTTCCACGAATAGTGTATTAGAAAAGAATTAATTAAAATATTTTGATAAAAATAGTCAGCGTGGCCGATCATATTGCCACCAATTCCACCTACTTTAGCGGCGGTATGAATGACATAATTTGGCTTATAGTTTAAAAAGAGAGACTCGACTTGGCTTTCTTTAGTTAAATCGCAATCTTCTCTGCCGACAAAAATAAAATCAAATTGTGGATTTTTTGATGCAATTTTTTTGATAGCATTGCCGACTAATCCATTGCCTCCTGTTACTAGAATTTTCATTGTTTAGTGGCCTCTACATTTAAGCTCATTAATTTTCCTTCTATTATATCGTTGATTCTTCTTGATTTATAGGAAATTTTAGGCATATAAGATTGGCTATAATCATCAATATAAAAATGATCAGTTTCTCTCCAGTCGTATCTGCGTACATTTTTAAATCCACATTGTTCCAAGTCATTCTTTAGAGAATGAAAATCCCATCCAGTGTAATGGATATCGTATGGATGCTTTTGAGAACCATATATAAAAGATCTAAGCTCTGCAATATTTCCAGTTTGTTTATAATAATCAAAAACAGCTTCCAAATCGGGAACGGCTATTCTGAGAACACCTTCTGGCTTTAATATAGAATTCCATCTTGCAAAAGCTTTTTTAGCCTCATCCAGTCTAGCATGCTCTAAAACATGACAGGCATAAATTAATTCCGCTGAATTATTTGAGATTTTTTCTAAAGAGAAAACATCGTCAACTAAGTCTGGATTTACTTCTTCTCGTATGTCTATATTAGTATAGCCGTGAATTTTTTTGCGATAACAGCCTAGGTGCAGTTTCATATTTTATAATTTCTTCTTGGCCAATAATTTGGTTGGTCTTTCCAATTATCAATGCTCACGTTTCTAATAAAATTTTGTTGAGAATATATTTGAGCGAATAATGGCGCGTCATTTTCATAATGAGCCCCAGATATAATAGGATCGTTTGGAGTCCAGTCTGCGCTAAAAACTTTAGTTGGAGAAAGGTAAATTTTGCCACCTAAAGCTTGAGTTCTATAAGCAAAATCATGAGTATTAAAATTTATATGCTCGAATCTACAATCCAAACCTCCAATTGATATAAAATGGTTTCTGTTATATAAAAACACTGGCGCTATTTTCCAATCTTTGTTTACATGCGGAAATCTTTGGTCTGGGTGGGTGTATCCGATCCAATAAGAGTCATCTTTGTCTTGAGAGCCTGTAAATCCTTGCCCTTCCGAATATCTTAGCGTCATTCCGTCCAAAGATGATTTTCCAATCATAAATTCGACGCATTTACCAAGAGAGCCTGATTCTAAAATAATGTCATCAGGAAGCCAACATAGATATTCTCCAGAAGATAAAATCGAAGCTATTTGCAAACATCTGCTGGGGTGTCCAAAATCTCTTACGTATTTAAAATTTAATTTGTCGTTAAAAAAAGAACTTGGTAAGTTTGGGCCTATAGCGACCATTTCAAACTGATAAGAACCTAAAGAATCCTTAACGCTTTCATAAATTTTTTGCCAATTTTGAGGTCTTATTCCTGGTATTATAACTGAAAGTTTTATCATATTATTTAAAGAAAACATGATTGATGTTTTCGTAACTAAACTCTTCTTTTGAAAGATAAAAGCCTTCTAATAAAAATTTCTTTAATCTTTCTGGATTTTTTGAAAATCCATTTTCATCAAATTTAGATTCATCATGAATTAGTATATTTTGGCATTCCTCATAACCGAACCCGCATTCTTTCGCTTCTTGGCTATTAACTGCGTCCATTATAGTTTTTTTGCTAAAATTTATCGTGTGTTGATATCCAGGGACGCCTGCTCTTTCTGGCCTAAATCCAGAGCTTCCTCCATCCATGCTGGTGAAATGGTTGACTGAAACATCTTTATGAACAACGAATTTTTTATTTAAACAAGAATTAATGAAAGTGAAAGTGCCTTCCGTAGAGTGAGAGGCAAAAATATCAGGCATTAATCTGTTATCAAAAGACTCAAATATAGAATTGTCAAAAATCTGAAGGTGTAAATTAACTGTTTTGCCAATTGGGACGGTAAAATTACCATTTTTAAACATTGCTTGGCTGCATTCGAAATCCTGCTCCGGAGTTGGATTATGATAAGGAGACCATCCCGGAACATTTTGGCCGAACCAAAGCCAATAGCCAGCGTCACAATCTACTCTAGAAGCGGTCATTCCGTTTGGTCCAGACTTATGCAAATCATACAATTTAGACAAAGTATTTAAATCATTTGACATATCAATACCAGAATCAACATATAAGTATCCATCGGATTTGCCAATATGAGCTACTGAGCTTTGAACGCTTTTATTAAAAGTTATGTTTACAGGTAAAAGTTCGTCTATAAAGCTATAAGAAATTTTATTTTTAAATTCGTTTATAAGTCTGTTTTTTGTTTTATTGGAGTTTAAGCAACTAGACAAAACAACTCTAAAGTCATCAAATTTTTGATTAAGAATGCTATTTATTGAAGAAATGTATCTTTCTACATTTTCATTGCCGGATATTCCGCATGTATTAAAAATTATTGTTAATTTCATAAATTTGAGACGCAAACAGTTTATTAATTATAGTTTTCCAAAATATATCAGACGAATATTTTTCTCTATATTTTTCATATCCTTTTCGAGCTATGTCGATTCTGTGCTCTTCGTTGTTTAAAAAATATTTAATTTTGCCTAAAGCATCTTGGGGGCTGTAAAACTCAACGTATTCTTCATTTGGAATTAATAATTTTTTTGTTTCGCTATTAGCCTTTTCCAAAAGCAAAGATTTAGAAGCCAAAACTTCAAACACTCTTCCTTTAACCTGATCAAATCCGAAAGGGTGCAGTGGGAAATTAAGATTTATTTTGCTTCTTCTTATCAAAAATGCATATAGCTGAGGGCTTAGCCTTTCTTCCGCTTGCCCGCCTCTAATTGATATTGCATTTAGTTTTTTAATTAAAAAATTTAAATATTCTATTCTGTCTTCCTGATGCTTGCTGCCAGAAAAATTAACATCTATATTTTGTTCGTCTGGGCAAAATAAAAATTGATCTTGAGGAACCCACATAGATAAATGCTTATTTGAATATCCAATTTTAATAGATGGATTATCCCAAGAGATGTGAAGATCAGATAAACTGTCAAGTTCTTTTATTTTTTCTATAGCCCAGCCAGCAGTATCTGGCCACATAAAACATTGCTTTATTTTAGCATTTTTAAGAGCTTGATATGTTTTTATTGTTGGATTTCTGGGGTCAGTGCCTAAAAGAGAATAAAAAACAACGGATACGTTATTGTATAAACAGTAGTTTAAGATTATTTCATCTACATGTTTTCCATAAATAGAATACGATTCATCTATGTGAATTGTGTTCCAGGAAAAATCTTCACCTACGGCCGAGTTAAATGTATTGAATAAATTGTGAAAATTATTTGTGAATGAAAGCTGCGGGCAGCCATTGAACCACTTTTCAGTTACAAATAGGATGTGATGTTTTTCTTTCATTTTTTAATTTTAGGATTTCTTGCTCTGAAATATAACTTTTTCCTTCATCGTATACGTAAGGCATGCCTTTGAAATAGTTTTTAATAATTCTATATGTATTCACATAGCTTTCTCCAAAAAATTTTACTTTTGTATCTTCCAAAATTAAATCTTCATGTGGTATTGCTAAAATAGGATCTCCAATAATTAAAGCTTTGTCGTACTGCACTATTGGTTCGCCATTAAAATACAAAAAAGCCCCAAGCCACCAGTCATGACATATTTTTACGCTTGGATGGAAAAGAATGCCACCCAAAAAATTATCTACGGTTTCCCTAGAAAATATTGGGAAACATGGAACATTAAACGGCGGACAAATAATATAACAATCTGTTAATTTTAATATATCAGGATAGGACGGTTCTTTTTCAAATTTTGTAATATTAATAGGGCTTGTTTTATCTCGCAGCATTCCAGGCAAAGTTGTTATCTTAAATTTTTTATTTTTAAATAAATCAGACTCAAGAAAATCAATTGTTCCGTAAATGTCTCCATGCAAAATAGCATCATCTGTAAAAATAAAAATATATTTACCAGAAGAATATTTATAGCAAGTATTATAAGCATAACAAGATCCAGATAGCTTATCGTCTTTTATCCATCTGACTCTGCTGTCTCTTATTTCATCTTGGTGGCATATTATGATTTCGTATTTTAATTTAGTATCTATCGCACAAATGGAATCAACAGATTTTCGAGCGTAGTCATCATACGGTTTTTTAGAGGCAATTAAAAAAGAGAAATCCATTATCTTTAATTGCAGTTTTTATTTTTCGTTATAAAAATCTCCCCACTCAACTAAAATAGTTGATTTGCCATCGGTTCTATTTAAAGCTTTTTCATAAGCTGGAAATATATCTTCTGGCTCGTCAAGCCTAATTACTTCTACATTTTTGAGCATAAGATTAAATGCATCAGTGAAATCGCCAACGTGTTGATGCTGCGGATGAAGAGGTCTTTCCGAACCAATTCCAGTTCTAATAATTGCTTTAGTTTTAAAATCAGAAATCATTGGGATCTTATCTAAATGATTAACTACTTGATTTGTGGCGAGCAAAAAGAAATTCCATCGTGGATAGATGCTTATTGGAATTTTGCCAGATAAAGCAAAGCCATTTGTCATTCCAGCTTGCAAATCTTCGCAAACAGGAAGCTCTAGTTTTTTATTATTTGGTACATCTTTTAAAGTGTTGCTCATTGCTGTGCCAGCATACTCAACAGCTTGGCCAATAAATAAAGTGTCCGGATGAGCCGCTAGATAATCCATTGATCTTTTTAATTCATCAAAATATTTCATATTAAAATTGAACTCTTTGTCCGGCTCCAGCGTGAGGCCATTTTGTTTCATATTTATAATAGTAAAGATGCTTATTAAATAAGCCTTCTTTGCTAAGTCTTATGGTGTTCCATATTTTCCGAGTATCTGTACAAACAGATTTGCCATTATCTTCTATTATAAATTTGACTGGAAGATCGTGGTTGCAAACATATTTATAACACTCTTCGAAACATCCTGTCTCAGATGTCATGTCGCCGACAAAACAATACACCCATCTTCCATCACCATTCATTTTTGACGCCATACCTATTCCTACCGCGATAGGAAGAATGCCGGTTACGATAGCTGAAGAAAAAATATTATACTCTGGGAAACAAAGAGCTATAGATTTTCCGTCCATTATATTTTGTTTTAATTCTTCTGGAGGCACTCCTTTAAGCAGGCAGTGATAATGACTTCTCCAGCTGCATAGAATCCAATCTTTAGGATTTATGTTTTTAAATATTTCTATTATTTCTTTCTCATTTCCATTGTGAAGATGAATCGGAGCCTTTATTTTGCCTGAATTAAATTCTTTTGCGATGTCTTCTTCAAAATCTAATAAATCTTTTTCAGAATATTGTTTCATTTTAATTATAGATTTTTCTAACTATTTTTATCTTTAACATGTCTTTTATATTTTTTACAGCGTTTTCCCCAAATTTATTTTTTATTCTATCCAAAAAAGCGCCAGAAGAGTGGTATTCGGAAAAAGCCGAATCCCTGAATTTTAACACTTCTTCAGCGGACAACGATTCTGTTGGCAGGGGAAGAGTCTCGTAGCCATGAAAAGAATATCCTTCATAAGAGTCTGGCAATTTTGTATTTTTTAAGATAGCATCTTTATACAATTGACTTCCTGGTAATGCCATGGCGGCATAAGCATTCCATCCAGATGTACATAAATCTTTAGAAAAGTCAAGAGTTTTACGCATGCTTTCAACAGTGTCTCCGGGAAGGCCAAATATATAATTCGCCATTACTTCAATGTTAGCGTCATGGATTTGAGATATAACTCTTTTAATGTCTACATCTTCGAATTTTCCTTTAGATACTTCTAGTCTTACTGTTTTATCTGCGCTTTCTATGCCGAGGGCCAGCCATCTAATTCCAGCAGATCTTACTAATTTAAGAAGCTCAGGATTTCTTACTGTGTCTATCCTTGAATATGCCCACATTCTTAAGTTTTTGCCATAACCTCTATCGCGTAGCATTTCGCAAAGCGGGGCATAAAATTTTTTATTTAATAAAAACATTTCGTCTGTTATTTTTATTGTTCTAACTCCAAGAGAATACAGTTTTTCGAATTCTTTAATAATAAAATCAGGACTCCAATATCTCATGCCGCTATATTTGCCAGCTACGCCTATTTCATCGTTATCATTTCTGTTAATGATATTAATCATGCAAAAACTGCAAGAAAATTGGCATCCTAAAGATGTTTGTATAGCGGCGTATGGTGTTCTATTGTCTTCATTATATTCAGAATGCCATAATGGAGATCTATATAAATCTAGCGGTTTATTTTGATAAGGAAGAAGATCCCAAGCGTAACCAGGTAAGTCTATATCCATCCTATCGTTTGGAACAGATTTTTCTGGAGGGTTTATTGTTATAACTCCATTCTTTCTCCAAATAATTCCATTTATATTTTCTAAATTAGAAAAATCTTTAAGCTTGGCTACATTTCTTAAAGCGTAAACCGCTTCATTCGTAAAAGCAAAATCAATAGAAGGCTCGTCTTTCATTACTTTGAAAGGAACAGCCTGCATATATGAACCTACGTATGAGATTGGAATTTTTACGTCTTTTTCCTTTAAAAAATTAGAAGTATATAATGCCCCAGACATATTGACGGTCCCAGAATTAACATTTTGACCGTAGACGACAAAACAAATCAGATTGGGATTGAGTGCATTTATTCTTTGTAAGACTTTATCGTTATTTAGCTTTTCAGCGTTTATATCAAGAATTCCTACGCTAAGACCTATAGATCTGCAAGATTGAGCTAAAAGTAATGCCCAAGTCGGAGGTTCTATCGCAGAATAGTTTTCAGAAAGGTCTTGGTAAATTCCAGAGGCGTTACCGGGAGAAACAAATAATATATCCATAAATAAATTACAAGTTAGTAAAATCTTTATTTTTATATTTTATTATTTGCTGATACCCATTAATCAATTCTTTTATGCCGGATTCTAGAGAAAAATCTGGAGACCATCCATATGATTCTATTTTTTTATTTGACACTCTATAATTTCTTTGGTCAAAATCTTTTTTGAATTCATTTTGCACGATAACTAATTCAGGAATAAACTTTTTGATAGTTTCTGCTAATTGCAATTTATTTAAATTAGCATCAGAAAGACCTACATTGAAAGCGTTATTATTGCAATTTAGGTATCTATATATCATAAAAGAGAAAGCCTTAGAAACATCTCTTACATGAATATAATTTCTGATAAAATGAGATTCAAAAAGAACAAGATATCCATCAGTCAAAGATTTAAATACAAGATCGTTAACTAAAAGATCCATTCTCATTCTATAAGACATACCAAAAACAGTAGCTAGTCTTAGAGCAATTCCATTTCCAGAGTCAAGAAGCGCTTTTTCGGCATCGCATTTGGTTTCTGCATAAAGAGATAGGGGTTTGAAAGGACTACTTTCTGTAATTATTTCAGAAGATGAGCCATATTGACTATTAGTATTAGGCAATATGATTCTTTGGTTTTTACTAGAAAATTTAATTATATTTTTTATTTGATTTAGATTTATATCGATTGCGGCTTGGGGATTGCTTTTGCAAGCTGGCATTCCAACAATAGCTGCCAATGGTATAATTACATCATTTTCACTTACAAGTTTTTCTAAAAGAGATTTTTCTCTAACGTCTCCCAGTACAAATTTAAACAGTTTATTAGAAAAAAATCCGCTCAGAGATAACTGATTATAGCATAAATTATCTAAAATAGTTACTTCGTTACCTTCTTTAAGTAAGTTTTCAGTTAATACTGAGCCTAAATATCCCGCGCCCCCTGTGATTAAAATTTTCATATTATGTTTTCTAGAGCTTTTCTCAGAAGATTTTTACCTTCTTTATAATTTTTAAGCCATTTAGTTGTTTGTTTTTCTTCACCTATTATATCAGAAATATATTTAAAACACAAAAATTTAAGTTCTTTTTGCATGCAAGTTTTGGCGAGAGCCGCCGCCTCCATATCGACACAATTTGCATAAATTTTTGGTTTTTCAGTTACAAAATTATCAAAAGTGCAACATGTTTTTTTATTAATTCCAAATACTATTTGCTCTTGTATATATCCGGGATAGTCTAATTGGCCGTCTATAAAAATACCGCATTCAACAATTGATCCAATTTCGCAATTTAATCCTCCAGCAGATCCTAAATTTATAACAATATCTATTTTTGGATTAAGATTTAAGTAATTACACAAACCAATCGCAGCGTTTACTTTGCCGATTCCAGTGTAAATAATTGGAAAATCTTCGTCAAATGGAAACTCTTCTTTTATCGCAGAGACTATTATAAAATTTTTCATTTATCTCTTTCAGAAAGGATTGGATTGTTTATAGGCCAAAAAATATTATATTTTGGGTCGTTCCATTTTACATGCATCTGGTCTTTTTGCGCAACGTATTCATGCGTAAATTTATAATGAAATAAGCATTCTTCACTGACACATAAATGCGCATTAACGCACCCATTCGGTACAAGCACTTGGTACTTATTATGTTCTGTGAGAGTAAATGTTTGATGTTCACCGAATGTTTCAGAATCTTTCCTTAAGTCTATGACGGCAAAGTATATTGATCCTTTCAGACACTCTATAAGTTTCCATGTAAAAATATCTCCATGAAATCCACGCAAGACATCTTTTCTAGATTTAGAAAAACTATCTACTATAAATTTGGGGCTTGCTTTCGACCACCTTTCGCTAGAAGAAAAAATTTTTTGATAGGAGCAGTCGTTGTATCCTTCAAAATTTTCCCCTCTAAAATCGCTAAAAGTTTCTGGCTGAAGAACAAAAAGGTCTTTTATTTTGCAGTTATTCAAAGAACTTAGATTCAGAATTTTCATTTATATAATCTATTAGTAATTTAGCTTCTTTAGATACATCAAAAGTCAGTGGGTTTATTACATTAGAAAAAAATTTATGTCTATATTCTTCGGCTACTTTATCAGGAGAACAAACCGCAGAAACAGTATTATGCAAAATATGATCTATTTTTATTTCTTGTAAATCTATAATTCTTTCTATTTCTTTATAGAGTCTGTATATAGAAGTGTCTCCTCCTAAAGTTTTAAAAGATTCATACATGAAAAACCCTAAAACCTCGGTCGCTTTTTTGGAAATTATTGGAAAAGAACAATATCCTGCGGTTATGTCTCTATCTGCGCTATTGCAGTGGGTTTTGCAATAATAAATATTATCAGAAAATCCATGAATTTCCTTGTATTCATTTATTTTATTTAAGGCTATTTCATCCCAGCTTTTAGTTAAAATAGAGATATCATCGTTGCAAACAAAAAGATTTTCTCCTTTTGCAACTCTGACCATTCTGTTGTAAGAGGCAATTAAATTATCAGGCCTTGGACCTCTGATAAACCTTATATCCAGTCCAAAATTATTTTTAGAAATAGCGTGAGTTAGCTCGTCATCGTCATCATAAGTAATAATAATTTCTATAGAATTTTTATCGCTTGTAGTTTGATAGACAGAATTTAAAAAATTTCTAAGTAGGTGAGGTCTATTTCTTGTATTTAGAAATAAAGAAAATTTCATATCAATTTAGTTTTAAAAAGTCAATTAGCTTGTTTTTTTCAGAATAGGCATCTTTGAATCTAAAAACTTTCATAACATTGTCTTTTTCGTATTGATTAATAAAAAATTGATCTCTTATAGTATCCTCGAAATCTCCTAAAACGCAATATGTTGGTATTCTTGACATAGAAGACATTGTTTTAAAGCAGCTGTCTGTGCCAAAAAATTTACAGCAGAGTTTCACTAACTCCAAACAGGATTCAATGCTAATGTCAGTGTGTAGTATATTTTCAGACTGTGGTATTCCGTAAGACTCTAGTTGAGATTTAGATCCAAATATAATATAATTATAATTTTCGCTAATCATTTCTGAAACTATCTCTGGAGATAAATATTTTATAGGTAAATTGAAACGAGAATAAGTGTCGCAAGAAAAATTGCTTCCGAAAGGATGAATACCTATTATTGGTTTTTTATTAGAAAACTTTTTAATAAAAGATTCAGCTTCGTCTTTGAATTGTTGAGAAAAATTAATGTTAGAATAATAACTTCTGGGGCATTCTCTTATGTTGGTGGTAGAGTTTTCTCCATGGTTTTCAAGAATTTTATCTATTTGTTTATCGTGTTCTTCTATAGTATCAAAATAGTAAAAGAAAACATTTTCTGCATTTAAGTTTTTGAAAAAAGATTCGGCCTCTTTAAAATGTGTGTGGACAATAAATTCTTTGGTTTTGTTATTTTGTATAAACCAAGAGCATTGTAAAAAATCGCCCACCCCGCCTCTGACGTAAAATTTCATGTTATTAAAATGTATTAGGGCCTAACTATGGAAATTTCCATAAAATTAGACCCTAATTTTGTAATTTTTTATGTGATTAGCGGATTGGGCAAGCGCCAGTAGCGCACTCAGCCATATCTAGCATTTCAGTGCTGTTGATAGATAAAGAAGATATTGGTTTAACTTTAGACGAAGCTAACAAATATGTTTCTTCGTCAATCTCTTGATAGGGAGCCTGCTTAAATCCGTGGTTTTTAAACAGCAAGAAGCTAACGCTCTTTACATTATGCTCGTAATTTTCCTTAAGCCAAGCTTTTAATGAATCAAGTTCTTCTGGTTTATAATAAGCAGTTACGGACACGGCGTTGTCAGACCAATCTGTTTGAAGCTTTTTCACCATGTCAAGCTGCTTCAAAACGTCCATATCTTTAGCCAAGATTGATCCTTCTGGTGTTTTGCATGGGAAATAAACAACAACAGTATCTCTGTTTTCTGTCCCGTCAAAATTAACAAGAAACTCAACATGATAACCCATGTCCTTACAAATTTGAACTAACGCATCAGAACTAGACATGCGAACTGTGCGCATATAATATTGGCTAAATGCTGGATGTACTCCGGGGGTAGCTCCGCCAAGCAAGCTTAATGTGCCGCTGGGTTTAACAGTCGTGAGCTTAATGCTTTCAGGCCATCCGCGCTTCTTGCTCCAAGCCCTATCAAAAGCGCGAAGAGCAACATAGCAATCATCAAGCCAAGAAAGCTTATCAAGAGACTGACATACACCAGTAATGCCAAGGCCAAGGCGCATGTTCTTGTGAACGATTTTATTAGTTTCTTCATGGATGAAAGGGAGAGAAGCTATTGCTTTTTGAGTTTTATAAAGAAGCTGAGAGCAATCAAGAAGCTCTTCTTTACTAGAGATATTATTTAAATACAGTTCGCAAAGATTGCAGCATTCATAATTAGAAAGGCTAATTTCAGCGCATGGATTGGTCATTTCGCAATTATCTATATCTGTCGGATACATTGCGTTTTGAGAAATGTCGCCATCTTTAATTCTTCCGAATTTTTGAGAAAGCGGTAGATTAAAAAAGCCATAAGGCTCTCCGTTCGCGTATCCGCTGTCTGGGTTTATTTCATAGCCGTTTTTCCAAATTTCTTCAAGAACATGACTGTAGCTATCAGCATAAATAGTATTATTGCTCATAGCTCTCCAGTTTGGAACATTGCCAGTGCCCCAATTCTTTGCTCGCAAATAAAGAATGTCGTCAGGGTCGCCAAGAGCGATTTCAGCACTTCGACGAACATTACCAGCGACAACAATGCTGCCAATTATATTGCAGATATCTAGAACATCGAGCGAACGAAGTTTTTTGCCTTCTCTAGACTGGAAAATTTTTGTGATCTTATCGATTCCATCAATAAGGACTTGTGGGCCGCTAGCTTTTCCCCCAAAGCCTTTGATTGGTTCTCCATACCCTCTGATAAGAATGGTCGAATAAGAAAACGATTTGCCAGTGACATAAAAAGCATCCAAGACTTTAGATAGCAAGTTAACCCAGCCTTCGCGCTTATCAGGGACAATGTAATCAGCATCTTTAGAGCCTTCATGAATAACCTTTACACTTTTCTTTATTTTAGGTAACTCATGAACATCTTCTCTTCGGATACTATAACCAACGCCACCACCAAGCATCAGATTCTCAAAAAGAAACAAAAATGCATTAGGCTCTCGCATTGCTACAGCCCAGCAATTAAGCAATGAATTAGCCCCAAAGCGATCAACTGTAGATGTACCAAGCTGCCAAAGCATTCTTCCGGCAAAATTGCACTTTAGATTAAATACATAATCATATATTCTTTCGGCCTCTTCTTCTGTGTATCCAGCGCCAATCTTTTGCGCCCCATTTACGCAACGCTCTACAGTTTCATGCCACTCTTCGGTAGAGCCATCTTCCTTGAGTCTTGCGTATGTTCTTTTGTAGACAACATAGCCCAAACCATTGAAGCCCCAGTTTGGTTGTTTGCCTTTATATTTTGAAATAAAATCTTTAGATAGAATGCTCATAGGATGATGGTTTACACAATATTCCCGGAAAATAGAATTAGTCAAGCTGAATCTTGGGCATTTCCGAAGGGTTTATCTTGTTTTTATATTTCATACCCCTGCGCTTTTTGGAATATTTTTCTTCTGCTTTTTGACGCACAGGATCAATACCACCGTTTTTTTCAGCTCTTTTGTTACTTAATTCTTGAGAGTAGTCCCAAATTTCTCCAAGTGTGCCTTTCATTTTTCCTGTTTTTTCTATAAACTTTTCAGAAGAATCAACATCAATATCGGCATCAATTTGAGCGTTAGGTACTGTAAAGACTCTTTCATACTTAATTCCATCTTCAGAATGAACATGTTCTTCATTCATTTGCTGAAAAACAGAAACAATTTTGCCGGTTTTAGGGTTCTTAAATAGATAAATTGGCATATTAAATCATTGATAGCAGTTTATTAGCCGTATCTGAATACTTGAATTTTTCTTGGAGTTTTAATCCTTCGTGATTAACTCTATCTGATTCGACCCTCTTAATCGCTTCTTCACAGCCAGCAATGAATTCATCTTCACTAAAATCAAAAATATTTCCCTGGTTGAATGGCGCTCCCTTAGAGAAAAACTTTCCATCATAGACTTCAATTTTATTATTTGGCTCGACAATTATAGAGTTTTCTTTATTAGCCCACTCTTTGTAAGATGTGGCATTTAAAACAACTGCGTGCTTGCCAAGCCCTACAGATTGAAACTCTGGAAGGCCCCAGCCTTCTGCGCCAGACATTGCGATAACGATATCTGAAGAATTTAGAAAATCATTGTAGGTGGAATTTTTTGGCATCGATGTCAAAAATGTAACGTTAAAAACGGGCTTGCCGTCTAACATATTTGAGAATACTCCTTTTAATTCAGCGGGGTCTTGATAAAACGGATTGTGTAAAGCGCATTGCAAAGAATATCTCTTATCTTTACCAAATTTTTTAATCCATGTCTTTACAATCTTTGTATGATGCTTGCGTTTTTCGTACTTGCCGCAAAGATTAAAAGTTATTCTTCCGTCATCAAAATATTTTTTATCTAAAATCTTAAAGTGATTAGAATCAAATCCAAGATGTACGATAGAAGAAGAAACGCCAGCGTCCGCGAAAACATCTTGAGTGTATTTTGAAGTCACGCAAACTTCGCTATTTTTTAAGATATTTGCTTCAATAGGAGTAAGTTGATCCGTTTCGTGGAAAGTTAAAAGAATTTGCCTATTTGAATATGTCCTGAGTGAATCATTAATATGCCAAAGTCTTATACATGGAATATTTCTATTATGCTTCAATAGTGCTTCATTGTGATTTTTAATGATCCAGTTGGTAAAGTCTTGTTCAAAGTCATAAGCTGAAAAGTCTATCTGATGGTCAGAAGATTTGAAAATATGTGGATTAAGCCCGAGCTTGTAAAACTCGTAAAGCAAATTAAAACTAACTTGGCCAAAGCTCAAAGAATTTAGCGGAACTTGAACGGCAAATTGCATAAAAAAACCTACCTATTGTTATAGGTAGGTGAAAAGGATTTTCTACTTTTTATTATAGAACTCCGTCGTCATCCTCAGACTCCGATTGCACTTTTTGGGCAAGTGCTGGAGAGGTTTTGCTAGCCTGATCCTTTTGCTTGTCCGAGCGATCAGAAGCATAAATCCGAAAATCTGGAGATTTATCGGTTTTCTTTTCCTTGTTCGAGAAAATGACAATGTCAATCTTTCCCTCCAAAGAGGTGTTAATATGACCAGTCATATACTTCTGTGATTTATCCTTGCTGACTTTCGTCCACAAGGCGCCCAGTTCGCGGTTATCCCACTTGTTTTCAGTCTTGGTAGCATTCATGCTAAACACATTATGACCCAAAAAACCAAAAAGTCAAACCAAATCGAAAGAATTTTTACTAAGAATCTTGTTTTTTAGGAAAACTCTAGCCTTTTCGTGCAGGTTGATTGCTGTCTGTGTGCTTATATTTAGTTTTTTAGCGATCTTATTCCATGTAACAGGTTTAGCCGTGTTAGAAAAATACCTTAATTTATATACCTCATTAACTCTAGGATCTTTGAAAGAAGAAAGAAGAGAAGACAAATAATCAAATAAATCATTATTCTTATCTGTTACAGTTAAGATATCTTTATTAATATAAACATCAACACCTAAACCCTCGTTCAAGATGTATTTTTTGTTTGAATTAATGTAATTAAGAAAATGATATCTCGCACAGTTGCAAAACCAAGTTGAAAACTTCGTTTTCTGCTTCGCATCAAAAGACTGAATTGCTTTGTAAAGAATAAAATCTTTTTCAGACTTTATCTCTTCTTTGCTCATTCCCATTCTGTTTAATGCTTGAGAATATTTTCTTGCGATAGAGAAATAAAAATTATCGTAAGAACCTGATAATTTTTCGAAACTGTCGTTGCAGTTATTATCTTTGATCTTATTAACTAAAACAAGATCAAGATCTTTAATAGATTTTGATTTAGACATAAACTTTTTCCTTAATGCTCTGTGTTGCCACAGAGACTTTGCCTCTCCACCATCGCCTTATAACTTTTCCTTGAGTTGGCTATTAAGCAATAGTAGGTCAGCTTAGATGTTGTTATCTAAGATATTATTCACCCAAAAGTACCCACATCAGTCATCGCATCTCCGGCTTTAGTGAGTCCGTTTAGCTAGTGACTACTTTTGGCTATGCTAGACTGTTGTTTGCGCAGCGACTTTTTTTCAGACGTTCCACCATCGCCTTTTCCTTTGAGAGGAATGAAGTTTCTAGTAGTTTTAAATAGGACTCAGTTACGACGCGACCTCTCCCGAACGCACGCTGGAGTTTCCTCCAATTTCCTATCGTCTTTCAACGGGCTTGCTGTCTCTTACGAGTTTAAATAAGATTTTATTCTTAAGTGAGCATGGTTTTGCTCAGGTTACCTCTGCACAACAGTCTGGATGACTATGACCTGTTTTCTGGAAAAGTCAAATCATTTCTTAAGCGAGTCTGGAGTGGCCTTAGAAGCGATATAAATTAAATTCTTTAAATCCTTTTCTGTAATATTTAAAACGTCGCACTTCTCTGACTCGCTGTTTAACTCTTGGCACATATTATTAATAATAGAAGCTATGCCAGCGGCTACCAGCCCGCTTACTTCTATCGTCTGAGAAAAGGACTCAAGAGACTTCACTAAAACCCAATATTCTTCGCCGTCTAGAACGCATGAGCGAAGCACATTGGCTTTTTCCATTTCTCTCAGAGCGCAGACAAGCGCCGCGTTTTCCGATGGTTCATCGTCAGACACCAAAATCACTTCTTTCCTATTTTTCTTTAGATTGAAGCAACTGCGGCTGTTGAAGTACTCGTTGAGTAGCTGATAACATTCAATGATGTTCACACTTTAATATGATCTCAAAAAGTAAAAAAATCAAATTTTAAGTTGACTTTTTTTACTATAGCTGCATAATATCGTCGTGGACATACACATCAAACTGTTAAGCGACTTGGCCAAGATTCCTACGCAAGCTACTGCATTTTCTGCTGGATACGATTTGTATGCTGCTGAAAGCGCAATTATTCCCAGACTTGGCAGGGCATTGATTAAGACAAACGTCAGCATGGCCATTCCCATGAACCACTATGGAAGAATAGCTCCAAGATCTGGACTGGCATATAAAAATGGAATTGACGTTTTAGCCGGTGTAATAGACTCTGACTACAGGGGCGATATTGGTGTTATTTTGTATAACACCGACAACAATGTTGATTTTAATGTGAAAGCTGGAGACAAAATTGCTCAAATAATAATTGAGCCATGCGCTCATGTTAATTTTGTAAAGTCTAACGACCTAACTTCAACCAAGCGAGGCGAGGGTGGCTATGGGCATTCAGGATAATATTGTCCAAGCCGCCTCTTGCGCGGCGATTTCTATTTTGCTTTATAAGACAGATTTCATTGTCGAATACGGCAAGATATTTAAAATTTTGTCTTTTACCAGAGACATTGAGTATAAATGTTTTAAAATTCAAAACAATGGCAAGACAAATTATTTTGACTTCTTGCTTCTCAAGAACAATAATTTTTTTACTAGATTATTGAGCTGCCCATATTGTTTGGGCTTTTGGTTATGTTTTGCTGTTTCAAAAATTCAATTTGTTTTTTTTGTTTATTTTGTGTATGTAATACTATACAAAACTGTAGATATAATGTTTAACCATGGAAATAGAAATTAAGGGACTAATAGAATTTTGCAAAGCCATCTCGACAAGCCCGACAGAAGTGTCAAGATCCTCAGAATTAGTAGAAGCGCTGTCTTTTTGTATAGACAGTTTGTCGAAATGCAACTGCTCAAATAAGGCAGCTACTGAAATCCATGAAAGCAAATATGTTGAAATCGCAGAGAAGTTTTCTCAAGATACCATCAAAATTCTTGCTGAAATATTAGATCCGAATAAAACTTATTCAAACATAAGCATAACATTCCCATATTCAGACAAAATAATAAAAATCAAATGAAAGAATCCAGACTTGATATCAATTCAAGGTTAATTGGCAAAACTGTAAAGATTTTAGATCCAGAAGGAGAGTGGATCGGAGAGGTTACAGCCGTAAAGGATGAGGAGACGTTCATTGTATCAAACGGAGATACCTTAGTTTCTGTTGATATTTTTGATATTAGGTCTCTTAATTAGGTGTAATACGATTATATGCCATTACCTAAACCTAGAAAGAACGAAAAGCAAAGCGAGTTTGTATCAAAATGCATGGGGGATCCTACAATGAACAAGGATTTCCCGCAGCAAAAACAAAGAGCCGCTGTGTGCTATAGTCAATTCAAAAGAAAATCCAAAGCCTCTGAATCTTTAGACTGGGAAGATTGCTCTGACGAGTCTTTCTTAATTTATTAAATAAAAAAGGCGCGATTTTCATCGCGCCGTGTTTTATCGCTTTTTAGCGGAGCCCGAGCTACCAGAACTTCCTGGCTGGCCTCCCTTGCCAACATTACCTGTGTTGCCTGTGTTACCTGCGTTGCCAGAAGACGTTGGCTTCTTAGCCGCCTTCTTTATAGCATTTTTAGAAGTAGAATTTTTCTTCATCAATTCATTCTAAAAATAACGTTAAAAAAATCTAGAAAAAATCTTGACATTAATAAGAAAAAAAATCATACTTAATGCATGGGTATAGAGGACAAAATTATATGTCTATGTCTTAACAAGAGGTGGCAACCTATTGGAGTTAAGTCTGTTAGAGACGCTTTTAGCGAGCTTGTTAATCCTAACTGCGTGGCGCTTAATGTTCTCTACGGTAAAAATAAAGATGGTTCTTTAAATTTTTCTGAAGTAGAAGATATTCAAGCGGTCAAATGGGAAGAATGGATAACGCTCCCAGTTAGAGAATGTGACCTAGAAATAAGAACAAGTAAAATGTCAATTAGAGTTCCTACAATTATTGCCTCTTCTAAATACGCTGAAATCCCAGTAAAGACATTCCGCCCTACCAAGAACAACATTTGGATCAGAGACAAAGGAATTTGCCAATACAGCGGCAAAAAGTTAAAACCAGAAGAAGCAAATATAGACCACCCTTTTCCAAAGTCTAGAGGAGGCCCAAACACTTGGGAAAACATGGTGCTATGTCATAAAGACATAAACTCTAAAAAAGGAAACAAAACCCCAGAAGAAGCTGGGCTGAAACTCATAAGAAAGCCCAAAGCCATGCCGCCCATTCTGGCAACAGATTTAATAGAATTTAAAAATCATATAGATTGGAATGTTTTTATCAAATGAATAAATTAATAGGAATATCAGGATTAGCTGGCGACGGCAAAGACTCTTTATGCAATATGCTTAGAGAGTTGTTCGAAGAAATGGGCTATGAATTTGAAAGAATTGCTTTGGCAGATTCTATTAAAGAAGAATGCAAAGAAGCTCTTTTGTCTCTCTACGGCATAGACCCAATAATTTGTTCAAGAGAAGACAAGAGTAAAATACGAGACTTTTTGGTTTTTCATGGCAAAGTTAAGCGCATTGAAACCAGAGGCACTCATTGGACCGACAAGATCTCTAAAGCCATAGCCAAGTTCGAGAAAACAAAAAACGAAAGAATAATTTGCATTCCAGATATTAGACACGCTGAATATGAAAACGATGAAGTTTATTGGTTAAAGAAAAATGGCGGTATTTTAATTCATGTCAAAAAGTATAAAATAGAAAGCGCATCCCCTTTCAAAAAAACATTTTCAATCCCAGTCAACAATCAAGAAGCGACTCATACTCCAAAGGTCGAAGCCCTCGCTGATTATGTTTTAGAATGGCAAGACACATCTCCGAAGCCTCCTGAAGAGAGCCATTTTTCTAAGCAGTCTGTTTATGAGTTATTTAGTCTCATCTATGGCGCACTTAGTGAGACAAAAAGTTCCTCCAAGTCTCGGAAAAACAAGAAAAACATAGAAAATCTAAGCCAAATCTAACGGCACAGCCTTTGCTTTTAAAAAGTACCTATGGACAATACATATAATTCATTATTTTATAACCTAATCGATAGCACCTCTAACATTGAATATGATTGGCGGCATGAAAATGGAAAGTATTTGCTTTCTTTTGATGTCCCCGGATTTTCTAAAGAAGAGGTTTCTGTTAAAACCAAGCAAGGCAGATTGATTATTAAAGCTGCACCCTCTAAAGAAAACAAAAGAAAATCCAAGTCAATCGTATTTATTTTGCCAAAAGATTGCGATCTTGCAAAAACTTCCGCTGAACTAGAAAACGGTGTTTTAAATGTTTCTTTGCCGGAAAAAGAAAACCCAGAAAGCAGGGAAATTTCTGTAAAAATAACTTGACTTTTTCTATTTTTCAGCAACAATATAGATGCTATGAATAAGTACTCTATTACGGTTACCGAGTCTGACTGCGGTAGGCTAACAGTGACTGATGTCCAGAAGGTTGTTAAGATCAACCAACATCGAACCGACACCAAGCGTATTGCGCGTAATGCATTCGGTTTCGCAACTGCATCTGACCCACAAACCCTAAGTAAGCGAGCGGCTCGACGTAAGCGTTAAAATACAAAACTGAGGGGAGCGAAAGCTCCCCTCTTTCATTTTATATGGACCATTTGCAAATGATGCTCAAGACGGCGGAGTTTTATGAAAAAGAATCAGACAGACTTATAAAAAAACTAGAAAAAGCCAAATCTAAAAAACAAGCCGCCGCTGTGCTTAATGAGTTGAAGAGTCTAAAGAGTAAGATTCTTTTTGAAATAACTCAAATAGAAAAAATAATAGAAGAAAACTCAGATCTTTAATAAGCTGTATATCCATAAGTTCTGCCAGATCTAATGTATGGATAATTGTCTGGGAATGCTCCAGCGACAATATCGTCTCCGACTACCTGTTCTGGGGTAAATTGTTTTCCTCTATATGCGCTAATTAGAAGCTTGAGAGATTCTTCTTCTTGTTTCTTTTCTGCGCTAACTGTTTTAATGATTTGATTTTTGTCTATTTTTCTTACTTTTGTGTCGTTATGCGTTACTTCTATTACGTCGTCTGAATCTGTAGAAGTTAATTTAGATCTAATAATTACGGCGTAACGATGTATCATGTACATCTTTTTTAATATCGCCACAGCATTAATATTTATTTCGGCATTGTTATCATCTGCGTCTACTATTTCATAAGTAGTTCCATCTATAACAAAATTAGAAAACAAGAAACTATTTAAAGCCCCGACGTTAGCTCTTACCCAAAAAGATATAGCCGCTATGCTTAAATCGCTTGGGCTATTTAAATCAAAATAAATTTCTTGAGCTATATCAACAACCTTCATATTAGTTAATTACACAAGAATAAGAGTTCTAACTTTATTTTTCTATTGGCGGAAATGGTGGTATAGTTATATTTGGAGCAGACGTAGGAATCGCAGGCCAAGCTAATTGACTATAATCAGAAATATCAAACATTGCTCTCAACTGTTGCCTGAAATTAGAAAAATCGATTCTAGCTTGTTCGGAAATAGGAGCGTCGGCTAACTGAGTGAAGTCTGTGAGTTTCAAACAAGAGTCTCTTACTGGGGTGTATCTATTTTTAAGAAGTTGTTTTTTTTCCTCTTGTTCTTGAGGTGTTAAATCTACTTCGATATAGACAACATTTACTGTTTCTGATTCAGGGTTTACATTATTTTCAGATACAATTTTTTTACTAAAAACGCCTACTGGCTTAACTCCAATAACAGCCTGCCAAAAACTTAACGTGGGCCTGTCTAGCCAATCTAGATTTTTTAGTAATTGAGGCGCGTCTTTTTCAAGATTATTAAAATTACTAACATTAAGGAAAGTAATAGGCAAATAATCTGGTCCATTTAGAATCGTGATAGATCCGTCTGAATTTTTTTGAATTAAAAAGTAAAGATTCGTGTTCATATTAAACTGTTATTCCGTATCTGTATTTGATTTGATCTTTTATTGCTAAAGCATTTGCGCCAGATAAAAATGTGCTACTATAAATTGCATCTCCGAAATAGCATCTAGGCATATAGTTATCAAATCCATAGTCTCCATATCTACCAAGAGCAATTTTACCTGATGTGTTTAACGCAACACCGCCAATGCTAACGTTACTATTCGAATTACCAGCACTATCAAATAAATAAAAATATCCAGTGTTTGTCGCAAAGCTATTCCCAACTACTGCAATGTAACGTCTCCCAGCTACTGGAGCACCTCCTAAAGTATAACCTGTGCCATTCCGGGAATAACGATAAGGGTTAGCAGGATTATAATCAACCTGCCCAATCCACCAGTCGTGAGTACTATTAGCATAAGCACCTGCTATGATATCTGCGCCGTATGTTAAATTAGACGCTACATATTCCCATGCTACTATAAATGTATATTCATTGGTAGTGCCAACATTTAAATAAATAGTTTGACCGCTACCTGGTGTTGGGTTATAACCTGTAGTGTTATTTAAATAAACCATGCCACCATATTTCCATGGGTAATATTCATTTGATACAGAATACGCTGTCCCAACTACACCATTACCAGATACATCTAAAAAGTTGCTGGTAGATTTCTTTGGGTTATAACTTCTACCTTGGCTTAAATTAAATCTGTTAACCGTAGCTGCGGCGGAAGGGTTGTATGGGAAGGCGCTTCCGTTTAAATTTGATGCAATACTTGTAAGCATAGATTATAGAGTTGTACTTATTAAGCCTTGCGCGACAACCGTTCCAATCCAACTTGGAGTGCCTGCGCCACCTTGATAAGATGTTAACATATATACGTCAGCGTAAGTGTTTGCGCCTGTTACTGTTGGAGTTGTATTATTTGCCCATAAAACGTTAGTCCATGTAATAGTATGTGTACCTGAATATTTAAATACTAAAATTAAAGTATTAACTTTCGGATTATTACCTCTGTTGTTATATGTTATACTCGATGTTACCGTTCCTGCCGCAACTGATATCACATGCAAGTTCGCAGCTTGAACGTCAATTGTAAGAGCAGCGGTCCCGCTAATAGATTGTGATGCGCTATCTTGTACTACTGCGCCATTAACATAGAAATTATTACCATCAAATTGTAAGTTAACTTCACCATTTATTGTAGCTGAGCCAGTAGCAGTTAAAACATTATTATCAGTATTATTTGTTATAGCCGCTGAGCCTGTGCCCCCTGTACCGCCTGTACCGCCTGTACCGCCTGTAGCGCCGGTGCCACCTGTTGCTCCTGATGAACCCGTAGAACCTCTACTGCCTACAGATCCTATCGAACCGGTCGATCCTATTCCACCAGTGCCACCAGTGCCACCAGTAGCGCCAGTGCCACCAGTACCACCAGTAGCGCCAGTACCTCCTGTAGCTCCTGATGATCCTATCGACCCAGTTGATCCTATCGACCCAGTTGATCCTATTCCACCAGTACCGCCTGTGCCGCCTGTAGCACCAGTGCCGCCAGTACCACCAGTAGCGCCAGTGCCGCCAGTGCCACCGTGCCACCAGTAGCGCCAGTGCCGCCTGTAGCACCAGTGCCACCTGTGAATCCTATTGATCCAGTAGATCCTATTGAACCGGTGGACCCTATTCCACCAGTGCCGCCAGTACCGCCTGTGCCACCAGTAGCGCCAGTGCCACCAGTTCCTCCTGTAGCGCCAGTAGATCCCGTTGATCCAATTCCGCCTGTTCCACCTGTGCCTCCCGTTCCGCCTGTGCCGCCAGTACTTCCTGTTGAGCCCATAGAAAGAGCCGCTGTTATAGGACCATTTTCAACAGTGCCAAAAGTTGTTATAAAACTAATATCCCAACCGCTAGCCCACCTACTTTGATCGGTAGCGCTGTAACCCGCTTGAAAATCTTCTATAAATACTTGTGGGTAATCCCAAACAGTATTTGTTTCTCCAATCCAAATTACGTTATATCCACCTTCAAAACCAAATCTAACATTCAATGCGGCCACACCATTCATTGAATTTTGATAAGCAAATATATTGTACCATCCACCTAAGTTATAATTGTAACCACCAATGTCTATTGTTCTTGAATTACCTGTAGATCCGCCGCTATAAAGATAAATTTTTACAGTCATTCTCATCATTGTGCTAGAACGATAAGCATTTAAAGGGAGTCTTATTTTTATTGCTCCTGTTATTGATGCTGCATTAGTCGCATAAGCTCCGCCTCCTGGATGAGTTAATCTTAATGGAGTAGCGTTATTTGCAGAACCAGTTACATCAGAAACACCTTTTTGACTTGTAGCAAGACCTTGAAAAGTAACGTCTCCAGTAAACGTTCCTCCCCCGAATGGATTACCAGTAGCACCCGTACTTCCTATTCCTCCAGTACCACCTGTTCCGCCGGTTCCACCAGTGCCACCTGTGAATCCTATTGATCCAGTAGATCCTATGCCGCCAGTACCGCCTGTACCGCCTGTGCCACCAGTAGCGCCAGTGCCGCCAGTGCCACCAATAGAACCTCTACTACCTACAGATCCTATCGAACCGGTGGATCCTATTCCACCAGTGCCGCCAGTACCGCCTGTGCCACCAGTAGCGCCAGTGCCGCCTGTAGCACCAGTGCCACCTGTGAATCCTATTGATCCAGTAGATCCTATTGAACCGGTGGACCCTATTCCACCAGTGCCGCCAGTACCG